GACTCATAAATCTACCCTTAATCGTGTATTGGATGATAGTTGCGGATTTTAGGTTTACACGGCAGCAGCAGTCAGCGAGTTGTGATGCAATCTGCATGTTACCTTGCTGAAGAGCGTTGATGGTTTGCATTCCGCTCATACCTACTTGGTTGCCCACGTTCTGGACTTGGGTTGTCAAGGCAGAGATTGCTTGTTGAATCTGTCCTTCAGTACAATTGAGCTGAGTAGCGAGATTACTGAGTGCATTACGATTGCCACCGATAGCATCCATAAGCAAGGAACGACCATAGTCATTGTTGATTTCATTGGCAAGACCTGCGCCATTGCCACGGCCACCAAAGCCGAAACCATTACCGCCCCAACCACAGAAGCAAAGGATAAAGAGCAGCCAAATGAACCAAGAACCATCGCCATTGCCGAATCCGTTATTACCCTTCATCGCAAGAAGAACGTTTGGGTCAACGCCTCTCTGTTGGAGCAAAGGAGCTATCAAGCTCATCATTCCTCCATTGTTACCTGAACCCTCTGGATTAAAAACATAAGTTTTTGATGTCTCCATAAGAATAATCTTTTTGTGTTAAACCTTAATTAAACTAACTCTATGTAACGTTACGGCTGCAAAGTTACGAATAATAAGGATAAGATAAAATAACTCTATCAAACTTTCTTTTAATCACTAATAATCAAGTAGTTAAGGTGATAGGAGGTAATGTCATACTTCCGGATGCATGGAAATCAAAGGCTTGTTTGCAAATTCCGTTTGCAGAAAACGAAAAATGCAAACGGAAATTAAGCACGCACAAACTTGAAACCAAATTTTTCAGTATAGTATTCCTCTTTAGGGTGTCTTTTTGTCTCGGAGTCATAGCAGAGAATAAACGGCTCACCCTTAGAGTAGAAATAGTTATAAGACTTTCGCAAATACATCTTTGCATTCAAAGCCTTTGGGGAGAGCTTTCTTATTCTTAACCTAGTTTCTTGAGGCTTACCCGACATTACTCTAAGTTCATCCATTTTGTATTGCATGTGAAGTTTTCTTCCTTTGCTTGCATATCTTTCTTTATTCCAATAGTCTCTTAGAGACTTGTTTCGTTCTTTACGAATCCTATTTATCGTTTCTATATCGTGTTTCAAGCCAAGCTTACTGACTTGTCCTAATATTGTAGACTGAGGAATATTCGTTACTTCTGAGATTTCTCTCGCTGTCATCGTTTGGTACATGTCGGAGATTTTGCGGATAGTCTCATTATTCAATTTATTGTCTATTTTCGTTCCACCTAAAATAGTGATATACTTGTATAATGTATGTAAGGTTACACCAGCAGCCTTGGCTACTTCCTTTCGTGGGTAGTCATTGATGTGGGCTTTGATATAGTCCATCTGTTCTTGTGTTAATCTTCTTGGCATTCTTCGTCCTCCTCAAAAGAAAATCCGTATTTGTTCTTGTAGAATTCTTCATCCATTCTGCGAGTATTCCGGTCATAACCTAAGATGTATGGTTCACCTTCAAAAGCAAAATACCCATACTTATTTATAAGATGGTACTTGGCATGATATGATTTTATCGGCATTTCTGAAAATTTGAATTTCGTCTGCTGCGGAATACAGGATATAACTCGGAATTTCTCCATCTGCATAGTTCTTTGCCAGCTTTTCACCCTTTTGCCAATAGTTGCTTTATCATATGCTTTTTTTAAGTTAGCCAAACTATTCTTTTTAAGTCTTTCGATAGTTTCTTCTGAATGAGTAAGCTTTAGCCTTTTAGCAGCCTTGCCTACCGTAGACGGATGGCAGCCTACAATTACTGCAATCTCTCTGACCGAATGGTCAGGATATAGTTTTGTGATTTGTTCATCACGTTTCTTGTCGGGTTGCGGAACAGGTCTTTTATGTTCGATTTTACAATTGCAATCATGTAGAATCTTATATAAGAATTTCACGCTGACACCCATTCTTTGTGCCAACTTGTATCTTGGCCGTTCATTTATGTGCGCCTTAATAAAGTTTATTGTGTCTTGTTCTATAACTTTCATTTTTATTCAGTTTTTGTGGTGTGTCTCACCTGTTTTTTGCAAAGATAATGAGATTTTATTGGCAGAGCAAATATTTTAATGTGTTATAACTTAGTTTAAGGAAAAATTTAATTATTTGCACAAAAATTAATTGTGTAGTTTTCTGACTCGGCTATTTCCACATTATTATATATAAATAGCTATCTTTGCAACAAAAAACACAAAGAAATGACAGCGGAAACTATTCAATTAATACAGACGGGAATTAATCTTCTTTGTGCATCGGGTGTAATCTCAACGCTGCTGTACTATAATAGTAGAAAGCGAAAGGAGGCGGCACTCGCATCACAGGAAGAGAATAAGACTATTTCATCATATGCCGATGAGTGGAAGGCTCTCTATGAACGTTCCAACGAGTCGGTCGTTAATCTTAACAGTAAAATAGATGAATTGTATGAGGAAATCAATCAGTATCGTATTACCATACGCAATCTTAGGGATGAGAAGAACGATTTGAAGCTTGCCTTGCATGAGGCACAATGGAACAGATGCATCAAGGATGGATGCCAACTTAGAACCCCACCAAGAAAGCGAGAATCCTTAGAAACGTTGGTTGAAAAGGAAGAAAATGAGATATATCGTGACAGGGAGGATTAAAATATGGTTAAGTATCTGAAATTACTCATACAAGTTAATAGCGGACATTCAAGCAAGGCATTCTTCTTAGTGTCCGTTACTCTGATAGGTCTCTTGATGCTCCTGGTTGTCTGCTTTATCTTAGTGTGGGAAGTGGTGACTTATGGGACGATCAAGACCGATTTGATGGGGTTAAGTGCATTTGTTGGTAGTGTAGCTAGTTTGTTCGTCACGGCTGGCATTACCAAGACGATAGGGGAACGTGGCGAACATCAAAACATAAACGACAAATAGACTATGGCAGACTCAAGTATTTTACAACCATTCATCCTCTCATTCGAGGGTGGATATTCTAACAAAAAGAGTGATAGGGGAGGCGCAACGATGAAAGGCGTGACTCTAGAGACGTTCCGTAAAGTTTATGGTGCTAGTAAGACTGCATCGGACTTGAAGAAGATAACCGATGAACAATGGCATCACATATTCAAGAAATATTATTGGGATGCTTGCAAGGCTGACCAAATCAACAACCAGTCGGTGGCTAATCTCTTGGTTGACTTTGCTTATAATAGTGGAGTAAGCAGAGCCGTACAAAAGATTCAGACTATCGTAGGAACAAAAGCTGATGGTATCATGGGTAATATGACTTTAGCTGCTATCAATTCATACAAACAAGGTCAATGGGCGTTGTTAGATAAGTTGAAGGTGTCACGAATTGCCTTTCTCAATGCGATTGTGAACAATGACCCAAAGCAAAGTGTGAACCTGCATGGATGGCTTCGCAGGGTTGGAAATATACAATATGGAAAGCTCGTATGTAATACCGGAAAGATAATCACTTGGTAATCTTACGAGACACAGGCTCAACTAAGGCATTAGTAAGACCATCATTCTTAATTGGGTGGTGGTTTTTTCTTCACTTTTGAAATTTTGAAAAAGAAAGAGTGGGCGAAGAAATCGTTCCTTTTGGTTTTATTTGTACCTTTGCACTCAAAAAGGAGGTTGATATGGAGCTTAGATTTGACTGGTGGCGTTGGCTCGTTACCATATTGGTAGGTTTCTTCATCATGCTGATGATGTACGGATGCCGGACAACAAGATATATAGAAGTGGAAAAGGTGGTGCGAGACACTACTACTTACGCCCATTGGGACTCAATTATCAACGAAAGGGTCAAGCTTATTCGGGACAGCTTGCTATCTTATCATTGGGAGCAGACCGAAAAACAGGTTAAGGATTCCACATACATAAAGGATGATGTCAAGACAAGGGTAGATGAGAGTGGTAAGGTGCTAGGTAAGGATTCTACTCATATAGAGATTAGATACAGGGACAGCAAGGAACTATCCAAGGTTCGTGATAGCCTTATTCATTATAAGGAGATAGCAGAGCGAGCGAGTATATATAAGGCTCAGAGGGATAGCCTAAACAGAGAATTGAGTATTGCCCAGACCAAAAAGGAATATATTGAGAAAGACTTGGAGGGATGGGATTTGTTCTATTGGAAATTCGGTATGATTTCCTTTTGGGTCGTTTCCTTGATGCTGGTTACAATGATTTTCTTTCTCACGGTAAAATATAAGAAAAAGTTATTTTATTAGGTTGGTTTTTAGTTATTAAGGTTTTAGATTGGTTTAAGGTAACAACTTATGGAGCAGCTGCCAGTGATGGTGGTTGCTCTTTTTTTTGTCTTGAAAATGCCTTAGAGTGTAAAATGTTAAAATTGCAAGCGGCTTAATGTGTTTGTAGTTTTGTATACGTAACTAAAATTGTGTTATGTGTTAAAAATGCGCAATTAGAGTAGAATAATACATTAAAGCTCTTGCAGTTTGAAAATAAATTAGTATCTTTGCAGCGTGCTTTGTTGGTGCTGACACGCTTACAAGAATCAATAAGATTTTCCGTGGCGAAAGCCATACCACGATAATCCTTACCTAGATTTCGGTGTCAGACGAATGAAGGGTAAGGATTTCTTTTTAGAATCCTTGTTTTGAGTCGAAACATTCTTAGATTGCTCTAGGTTAGCAATGGGCAATAATTGTTGGAGTAGGCGAAACACAGATAAGGTAAACAAATAAGGAATTTATGGGAAAGCATTATTTACACATACGTATGGACTTGGTAAAGAAGTATACCTATGGTGCGTCATCGCAAGAAGTGAAAGCGCACAAGGAGACTCTTTGCTTTGCCATTTGGTGTAAGATGCAACGCAGAAATTCTGTAATATTTAACTTAACCATCAAGGATGTAAAGAAAAAACTCGGTGTAGGCTATCCAAAGGCAAGAAAATTGCTAAAGGATGTCAAGGAGGATGGACTCTTTACAGAACTTGGTAACGGGCGATTTATCGTGAATACGTTCCGTGATAAAGAAAAGAAGCCCAATAAAAAGGGCGGTCGCTTTCAAGGGGCTTACGTTTGTCGTATTCCTATTAGTAAGGACTATAAGCTAAAGGAGTTATATTCTATAGTCAACAATATTTTGTACACATCGGTTATTAGTGGTGCTCGTCAAGACTGTTTTAACGTTGGCAACAATGATTGTGCTTGGCATCAACTAACTACTAACTCGTTTGCAAAGGTTGTGAATATGGGTCATGGCTCTATATGCCGAATCAAGAAGAATCTTATCTGCGAAGGTAAGATTAAGTCCACGTATGCGGAAATGCACATGGCAGATGATAGAAACGAGGGAGAGATGGAACGAACATTGCAAAGGTTTGGTCGTAGGAACTTTACGTTTAACGTAGGTAACCTGCACTATTTAATTATACCTTGCTCTTACTCTTTTGGAGACCGAGAGACTTCTATTGCTATCAAGCACAGAATCTATGGTTATAAATTGAAGGGACATCGAATGCAAATAAAGGAAAATGGCACAATAGGAAATCTACCTGATGACTTCTATGGTGGGTAAGTTCTATTTTGGACATTTTCATATTAGTAGTTAGTTGGAATAAGTATAGGAGTCTTTAAGAGGCTAACGTGTTCCTTGATATATTACGTGTTATTATTATATATACGAGATTATGAAGAAGATAGAAGAAAAGTACTTGGAATCAGAACATCAAGTTAGAGCTTATGATGTTTATCTGAGTTCATATCGTGTGAAAGGTGCAAATCGAGTGTTGGCTTATAGTCGATTGTATGATGGTGACAAATTCATTCGTGACAACTTCCTGGTCAACGAGCAACAAGCCGACAAAATAGAGGCTATGTTTGACTTGGTTAATAGAATATTGGAAACTTGTAAGGATATAGACTTGTTTACGATTCGTGTTTCAAACAAAACTTTTGCGAATTTAGTGAAGAATGCTGACTTTGCGGAAGAGTCTAATCGCTACTTTGGCAATATATCTAGATTTAAACGTCTGCTTGGCAAGAGGGAGGTGATAATTGTTATTCCCAATTGGTGTACCGCAAACAAAAAAGATTATGCTATTGACGAAATGGCAAAGGATTTGTATGCGAAGATACCATCTTCCCGAGTCTTTTCGGGTTTCTGTATAAAGAAAAATTGGATAGAAAAGGGCTTTATCGAAGATTTGTGGGACTTGTTATGGAAAAACGAATGGAGACAGAAAGATGGAAACTATTGTGATGATTGGCGAACATTGGCAGGTGCTTACAACTCCGTTTTGCGAACAGGCAAGAATGCAAAGTATGGAAAGGTTCAACCTAAGAAAGAAGAAACTGTTGTGGAAAGAAAAAGGCTTCTTCCAAACTATATTTGCTATACAGATGGTAGCTGCGATAACTATTCCACCCATAAGGCAGGTGGTTCTGCGTATATTGTTGTGAATACATCTACAGGTGAACTTGAAAAGGTCAAGACACACCATTGCTTGCATACTACCAATAATAGAATGGAGATGTTAGCGATAATATCAGCCGTTAATTATTGCCCGAAAGGTTCTGTCATAGAGGTTCGAAGTGATTCCAAGTACGCATTAAAGATGTTCCGCTATACAGATTGGGAAATAGGCGCAGATATAAAGAACACAGATTTAATCAAGTTGTATCGTAAGTGTGCAAAGGATAAGCTTGTTATTTTGACTTGGGTAAAGGGACATAATGGCGATGATTTGAACGAGCAAGCGGATTGCTTGGCTTTTGGTGCATATGAGAAAGCATTAAAAGAGAATGGCTTACCAATGGCTCCTGAGAAGTATCGTGCTATGAGACGAGGCAAGCAGACGGTGTTTGAAACAGATAATTAAAGATAAATTTGATTTATTATGAAAGAGTTAAGTTTTGATAAGCTATACGTAAAGTTTAGCAATTTATATTGTGAGTATCGTAGTAGAAAGCAATTCTTGAAGTGGTTGAAATCCTCAAAGAATCTTTCTGAAGAGTTGTTTGAAGTAACGCCAAGTGAAGGTGGTTCGTTTGACGTTGTGTTGTCTTTTGAAGAGATAAAGGATGTATTCCCGATTATGGAGAATTCATTGCCTAAGTACGAAAACGATATAAAGCAAGTTCTTTTGGCTATAAAGGAAATGGGACAGCTTGAAGTTGCAAAGATATGGCATGAGGACGATTGGGGTGATGGCTTTGTAGAGGATTTTTGTAAAACCCATGATATTTAATGAAGATACGGACGTTTGAACTTTGTGCCGGATATGACTCTCAACTGATGGCTTTAGAGCGGTTGAAGAAGAAATATTCTGATTTCGATTACGAGTGCATCGGATGGTCTGAGATAGAGCCAAATGCAATAGCTTTGCATAATGTTTGCTTTCCTAGTCTATCCGGCAAGAACTTTGGTGACATGACCAAGATAGATTGGAGCAAGGTAGCCGATTTTGACTTGCTGACATATTCAACACCTTGCCAGTCTGTTTCGCAAGCCGGAAAGCAGAAAGGAATAGAGGAGGGAAGCAATACACGTTCCTCTATCCTTTGGTTCACAAGAAACGCCATTATTACCAAGAGACCGAAATACCTCTTGATGGAGAATGTAGAGGCTTTGGTTCAAACAAAGTTCATTGGGTTCTTTAATAAGTGGCGCAAGGAGTTGGAATCCTACGGATATGTTAACTATGCTAAGGTGGTAAATGCAGCCGACTGCGGTGTTCCTCAGAACAGAAAGCGTGTCTTCATGCTCTCTATACGAAACGATGGTGATAAGATAGATTATCATTTTCCGAGAAAGACAAAACTAGAGAAACACTTGGTTGATGTCTTGGAGGAAAATGTGGATGAGAAGTACTTTTTTAGTGATGACTTGCTATGTAAAGAGAAATTTGTATCGAATGAATGGAAAGAACCTATGAGTGCAGCTATAAGAACTCGTTCTGAGGGGAAGTGGATAAAAGGCGAAAAGCATAGTTCAAAGGTCGAACTTGGAAAGAACATAGCCAATACCATTACATCTGCGAGCAAGGACTCCTTGGTTGTGCTTGGAGAGACAAGGTTGCGCATTAGGCGTTTGACTCCGAGAGAACTCTTCCGCTTAATGAACGTTGACGAAGAATACATAGACAAGATGCTTGAAAGTGGAGTGTCGAAGTCAAGTCTTCAAAAGGCTGCTGGAAATTCGATTGTCGTAGCTTGCATGGAGAGGATATTCAAGGAACTTTGGTTTTCTGAGAGTAATGTTAAGGTCGCTGATGATGGTCAGCTATGCTTATTTTAAATATTGACGATATGATGTTTTTAAATATTAACGAGAAAAAGGAGAAAGCAAATGCTATCTCATACAAGATAGATGAGTACATCTGGGGACGAAAGGATTTTGTTACCGATTGCCCCTATGGTGAGAAAGGCAGATACACCAATGCAATTAATAAAGTTGGTGATTTGGGGTGTAATACTTGTGAATGGCAGGTAAGACATGACCCAAGTACGCAAGTTGTGATGTGCTCCCATCCAAAGGTGTAGAAGAGCGAGATTAATAAACTTTTTAAGGATATGTGATATGGATAAGGAGAAATTAAAGAATGATTACGAGAATGCTTGCAATGCTTACTTGAAGGCATTCTGTGAGAAGCATGAATTTTACGGATTAGATAATCCGGAGACATTTTGGATAGGTGACCAAGTTGGAGGAATAGCTAATTGTGGCGATTTGACTTTCGATATGGCTACTATTGTAACAGATATTGAAAAGGAAGCTCCCGAAGAAGAGTTGTTGAAGTGGTACGATTATACTATTGAAGCTAGAGAGTTCAATTTGCCTGTTCCAAACTTCGACCATTGGCTTATGGGGTGTCCTATAACACCAAGTAAATGGTTCGAGATTATGCGAGCAAAGCGCAAGGAATTTGAGGACTTGTTGAAACAAGAAAATGAAAGGTTGAAAAATGGAAAGAAGTAATCTTTTTAATCATTTGTTGAGGATATTTGATGAAGGTCTCAGTATGAAGACTACCGAACTTGAATATGGTACACTTGAAGTTACTGTAGAGAATCGAAGCCAAGACAAGAAAATCACATTCTTAGCAAAGGGTATGGAGGATGCCAATCAGAAAGCAGCGGAATGGCAGGTTGGACAAATGCTCTTGAATTGCGATGATTTCGAGGAGATTGTTATGTTCTTGGCTCAAAGAAAAAAACTTAAAAAGGAAATGTCAAATGGATAAGAATTTTAGAAGTTGTTTTTGTTGCGTCCATTTCTTGGTAATACAAAATACAAGTATAGGAAATATTTTGAAATGCAAGAAAGGTAGCACTACGAAAGTACAAGGGAAGCGAGTGACAGAAATCGCTGCAAGATGCAAAAATTACAAAGCGTTAGGCACACGTTAAAGAACATAGTAAGATAAAATTAAGGATAAAGGTAATTGGCCGCATGAGTATTTGAGAAAGAGAAAAATGTAAAAAGTTTAAAATAAATGGTAGAAACTATATTAAACAATTAAAATACATTAATAATATAAAGAAACACATTAAAACGCTTGCATGTTTCGAATATTCTTTGTATCTTTGCATTGCAATTAAGAAATAAAGGTTATTAATTTGAAAAGGTGAGACACACCATAAAAACTGGGAATGATGACAAAAAAGGAAATAATAAAACAATGGTTGGATGAGCCGAAAGTGAGATATTGTAATAATTCTAATTTCACTTTGGGTTATGGTGATGGCTGGGATTGGGTTAAAGATGTTCTACGACCAGCTATCACGAAGAACGCTATGTTTCTCAGATTCTTGGAGTATGGTTTCCGTGAGATAGAAGAGTTTTTGAAATCAAAAACCGGAAAACCGAGCGAAGAGGATTGTTCCTTGTATTCTGTTGGATATAAGGATGGTGTCAATGATGCCATGATTGCAATTAAGAATAGATTTGAAAATTTAAAATAGGAGGTTAAATGGATTTAGGAAAGGCGATTAAGACAATGAGGGTAAGCAAGGGCTTGACCCAACGACAACTTGGTAAGGCTATCGGTTGTAGTGAGACAAATATGTTGTTTATGGAGACCGGAAGAACGTTTCCACGTAAGAGTAAGATTGATGCAATATGCAAGGTATTGGAGATTCCGATGTCTTATTTGTTGATGTTCTCTATTACACCGGATGATATTCCGGAAGATAAGCAGAGTTTGTATACAAGCATCGTTGAGCCGATGCGTAACGAATTTATTAGGGAGTTGTTGCGATGAAGAGATGCTATTATTTTGTGGCTAAGTATGTCAAGAATGGCATAACACGTACATGTACAGGTACACAAGAGACGATTGATGGCTATTTTGATTTCGTCAGTGCTGGAAATTTTATAGCACAGAAACATAATGTTGATTCAAAAGACGTAATTGTAACTTTTTGGTCTGAGATTAATTCAGTAATGTTAGATAAATATAAAAAGCATTAGAAAGCATAAAAAATGGTTGAATTCGAGTATGAAGGCAGTATCATTTGGAAAAATTACGATTTCCATTTTATGCCTTGTGTAGGTGATAAAGTCGTGATTAACAATCTTACATACAAGATTAAGTCTCGTGTGTTCAAGTGCCAAGGAAAGACAGTTAAAGTTGTTTTAAAAAAGGTTGATAATGAAAATACGAATAGTTAAATATGTTTGTGCCGATGGAGTAGAAAGAGGTATCTTGGAGTACCGTAACCATTGGTGGGAGAAGTGGGAGCCATTGCATCAGGACGGAAAGCTGGCTTATGTTTCATATATGGGAACGAAACCATATAAGTCATTGCAGGAAGAGTGCTTTGATGTACTTGGATTGAATGAAGAACAGATAAAGGTGCGTGAACAGATGTCCCGTTATATCTTGGATGCAGAAGAGGTATATGTTGGTGCTAGAATAGGCAACGAATATTATATCGGCTATGATGTTGATAATGATGAGAGTCTTGAAACGCTTAGAAATTTGGAGGAATAGTTATGATCGGAAAGATTTTTTCGGTTAATACCGATATTGTATATCGTAGAGAGGAGAGTTTGAATCTCTTCGAAGGCAAGAAAAAACTTGATAAGGTGGTGTCTGGTCGGGTATTCAAGGAACAAATCAAGTTGCTTGGTTTTACCATCAGGACAAAGTATTTTTATCAGATTTGCTGTCCACAAGTCAATATGAATGATACCCATGAGGTTATTGTATTGAATAAGGTCGAGGATTTGGTAAGGACAGAGTGCTATAACAAGGTTGTTGAATATTCTAATAGAAAACATCATGCCTAGTGTTAATTGTTTCAGAAGAGTCTTGTTGAACGTAGGTGGCAAGAAGATAATTGTCAGTGTGCCGCATGGAATGACCGAAACCGAAGTAAACAAGGTTATGATTGTTACTAGAGGTTATCTTCAGCAATATGTCTATGTTGAAATGGTGTTGGCAGAGTGCTTCATGCAGAAAATCGAAAAGAGTATTCTGAAGAAGAAATGCGTTAGGTTTGAAGTGAAGAAGAAGTGGGTGGACTGCAAGAAGAACCTTCGCAAGGCGATTAAGTATTATGACGCTTATGTTCCTAATGCAGATTTCAATAACGAATTCGCAATGACGTTCTATGACAAGATTAGTGAAGACTTGTACAAGTTGCGAGATAAGCTTGCGGTGAGGTTACAGAACTTAGGGATTGGTGAAAAATCGGGAGTTTATGCGAATGCAATCATCCTGTACAATCTGACCAACCTTTGTTTGGGAACTTACGAGAATATCATCCGTAAGCTGTATGAAGATTTGCATGTTAACTTAATGCAAGCGTTCAAGGATTTTGCTCCTATCTTGGCCTTTGAAAATTCTTATGACTTCATGGCATTGGTGATGAATAAGGATTTCAAGAGACTTGCTGACCATTTGATGACTAAAGAGATTCTTTCTTATTTCGATAAGGTGAGAAACGGTGTCTTCAACGAACAGACTTTGAATGCAGCCGCTGTAAATGCGACAGAAGACTTGAAAGACGATGAGAAGGATTTGCAGAAAACTTATATCGGAATTAGTGACTTTATGAAGAGTGACTATCCTTTGGAGAGTGTGACATCTAAGAAAGCAAGCTAATGAAAATCGAACCAAGTGAGTTCTTGCCTATAGGTAATGAATTTCAGAAAATCTTCGGAATAAGCTTTGGAAAATTCATTGATATGCGGTTTCTTTTAGCGAGAAAAGAGTTAGTCTTCAATCTACTGAAGTTCACAGATTGGCTTGAAGAGTGCTATCCGGATGAGTGTTCCATTGATGGAGTGAGCTATAATGCTGTTGTCGAGCGAAAGTTTGGTAAGCGAGGTGTTAAAATGATTAAGAAGTTGATAGGATGAAGTACATGGGTAGTAAGGCTAGAATCGTGCATGAAATATTGCCGATTATGCTGGACAAGGAACATGATACGTTTGTAGATGCTTTCTGTGGTGGTTGTAGCGTTATTGAGAACGTTCCGGATACGTATCGCAGGATTGCCAACGATAAGAATAGGTATCTTATCGAAATGTGGAAGTATCTTCTGAATGATGGGTTTGTCTTCAACCATATTAGTAAGACGTTGTATAACTTTGCAAGAGACTGCTATCACGGAAAGAATAATTTCTTCACAGAAGCAGGTGTCGGACTAATTGACTTTATGGCGAGCTTTAATGGCCGATTCTTTGATGGTGGCTATAGCGGACATAATGTTGTCGGCAAGAACGGAAAGGCAAGAGATTACATAAGGGAGCAGATAGAAAACACAATGCGTGATGTGCCTCTTCTCAAAGGTGTTGAGTTCTATAGCGGCAGTTATGATGAACTTGTGATACCGGATAGGAGTATAGTGTATTGCGATTTGCCTTACAAAGCTACAAAAAAGTATGATGTATCAAAGAATTTCGATTACGAAAGATTCTATATATGGTGCATGGAAATGGCTAGGAGAGGTCATAAGGTATTTATCAGCGAATACCAGATGCCCCAAGAGTTCAGATGTGTTTGGGAAAAGGAAGTAACCAATTCCCTTAACCCGAATATTACAAAGAGACCTATTGAAAGGTTGTTTACTATTGATTAGAATGAAGAAATGAAAGGAACTTATTGCTTGGAGGATACGCTTTACAATACAAAGCGTTACTTCACTATGGAGAATGGAGTGGTGTCAGGAACAGAACTTGCACAAGAAGACTTTAACGTGTTCCTTGATCTTGCAAGTCGGCTTGGTTATAATGTAGTGAAATTATGACTAGGCGAGTACACAAGGATTGTCCGTTCACGGCAGAAGAATTGGATGAGTTCAGAGCAGCTTTGTATAATGTGAATACATCTTTTCACTGCTGTAATGCAGCTCCGGTAGACTGGGCGGCAGGATGGCAGCGGAATGATATAAGAAAGACGAGGTAGGATTTCCATAATCGGCCAAATACCCACGTGTCAAAGCCGTGTGATGCCCAGCGTGGGGGCGGGATTGTAAACTTAGGAGTCACACGGCTTTATTTTGAAGTTTCATAACTACAAATAGCCTATCGCTAATGGTTGTTCCCTTGGGCAGGGAGATAGTTAATACCGCATCGTAAGATGTGAACACTTAAAATTTGCCGACAACCATTGGCACTTTAATTATAAAACAGGTGAAAGTTCTTGCCGATTTCCTTGCATATATGAAAGAAATTTCGTATCTTTGCAAGTGAATTTCGGTGAGACACACCTTTCAAAAACTGGTTAAAATTTAAGAATATGATTTCATACAAGTACAAGCTATATCGGACGAAGAAGACGAAGCATTTGGATAAGATGCTCCGTGAGGCTTGCTATGTTTGGAATCACGCTCTTGCCTTGCAGAAGAGATATTATAAGCTGTATCACAAGTACATTCCAAGATTTACTATGTATAAGCATTTCTCTAAGTGTTATAAACCAACATTGCTTAATTGTCAAACAGTTAGGGAGGTGTTGGATAGATTGGATATATCTTACAAGCGTTTCTTCAAGCATGATGCGAAGCGTCCACCAAAATTTAAGAAAGCAATAGAATTTGGTTCATTTGCCTTTCAACAAAATGGCTATTCCCTTAGTGGAAACGAGTTTGTGATAAACAAGATAAAGAAGTCATTTAAGTTCTCTCTTAGCCGTCCCTACGATGGCAAGGTCAAGAGGGTGTCGGTCAAGCGAAACAAGTTGGGCGAGTACTTTATCGTCCTTTGCTTAGACAAGCAAGCCGAGTCTTACGGAAAGTCACATGATGGTGCATCCGTGGGCATCGACTTTGGATTGAAGAAGTACATGACTTTGAGCGATGGGCGTGAGATTGATAATCCTCAGTTCCTTAAAACTGACTTGTTGGAGCTTAGACGCAGGTCTCGCAACCTCTCGAAGTGCAAGAAGGGCAGCAATAACCGCAAGCGCAAGAAGCTGGAGTTGGAGCGATTGTATCAAAACATCGTGAACAAGCGTTCCGATTTCCAGTGGAAGATGGCGCATGAGTTGTGCAAGCGTTATGACTTGATTTGCTTGGAGGATTTGAACTTGGAGGGAATGAAGCGTAATTGGGGACGCAAGATGTCTGACTTGGCTCATGGCGATTTCGTTGTGAAGTTGGAACACGTTGCGAAAAAATATGGCGTTCAGGTTCATAAGATTGACCGATTCTTCCCTTCGAGCCGCCTTTGTACTTGTGGTTATAAGAATGATAAGCTGTCATTGAGTGATAGGGTTTGGACTTGTCCTATTTGTGGTGCAGTTCATCCTAGAGACCTCTTTGCAGCTGAGAATATACTTCGGCAGGGCATTGCCGAATTGGGTAGTGGTAGTAAGCCGTCCGAGCAATCGCAAGGGTGCAGCCACGTTAGTCACCCAACAATTCCTTGCAAGTAGCGAGGGAGTATGTCAAACCAGGTCACTGGGGAGGTGTTGACACCAACAAGGGTTTAAATCCCTTGTCATCCACTAATTTTAAAAGGTTAAATTATGAATGAGTATTGTGAGAATTTGATTTCAAATGGAGTTCCTAGCTGGATAGTAGAGGAGGCTTATAAATTTACAATTGAGCCTTTGAAATCAACAGAAGGCTTGGTAGGAATTGATAAGGAAAATAGTGAGCTATATAGAAATGTCATTATCGCAGCCTACATTGAGGGTGCTAGTGCTACATTGGTAAAAGTGCAAAGATATTATGGCGGTGAGGAACATAGTTAGACAATGGAACGAGGCAACAGAAGGATATTCGTACCGCTTTAAAGGTGGAGATATTTTCCTCCGGTTGGTTAAGGCTGAAGGCAGTTATGAATTGCGTAACCCTATAGGTTATGGTGTTCAAGTAGTCAAATGCAAAGACTTGGATGAAGCAGATACAAAAGCCAAGGAAGTGCTAGAAGCGTTTTTTGAAGACAAAGTAAACATAAAAGTTATTTGATTATGGACTTAGAAATGTTGATTGATAAGATAGACTTTAGTCAAGGTGCAAGGCAGATAGCCAAGCAAGCCTTGGAGTTGGGAATGAAATATCAAAAGGAAGGTGCTTGGCATTCGGTTGAAGAATTGCCGGAGTACAACAGACGCATTGTCGGTCTGACTAAGGTTCGTAAGCGTTTCAAGCATCTGAATTTCTTAGGCGAGGAATGGTGGAATAGGTTCACGAAATCAAACGCCATCTATAAATGGGCTTATGTGGATGATTTGATATGATAGTAATCGTAGAAATCCATAATGCTATTTTGTTTTAAAGGTTTGCCCCATCACTATATATAATAATGTAGTGGTGGGGATTTTTTTGTTAACGTCAGCAAATTATTTGTTTGTATCATTATAGAGTATTAAAAGATACAAGAAATACATTAAATAATTTGCATATTTCAATAATTCTTTGTATCTTTGCATTGTAATTAAGAAACAAGGTTACTAATTTTAAAATGGTGAGACACACCACAAAAACTGTAAGAAGAAAGTGGAAAAGAATAATGTTTATGTAGAGGTGTTGGCAAAGATTGCCAGCCTCATGGGTAGAACAAAGGAGTCTATCCAGATGTCGTCTTCAAATACTCATACGAGTATTACGATGTTTGCCGAAAATAATAGCAAGATTATTGGAAATTGGTATTTTGATGCTTCCGATAGCAAGGAGTTGGTGGATGCTACCTTCAATGGTCTGAAGGCTTTGGTTGAGTCTCTTGAGCACAATAAGAGCAATGACGGACAAGCAGCGTAAGTACATAGAAAGTCTTATCAAGAAAGTGTTTCGTAATGCAGATTCGCAGAGCGAAATACTTTCCAGATTGGATAGGGTTAAGATTTCAAGCCATCAAGCTTCAGTAATGATACATGCATTGAAGTTAGAGTGCAATATCGGTCGCTCCGTTCCGGCATATATGTTAATGGCAAACAATCTAAATTCAAAAATGGATGAGTTCTTTAGTATATTAGGGTACGATGAATGACGTATTCTTTAAGAAGAAAAGAAGTTGATATGAAAAAGGTAATTATGATAATAGCCGTTGCCGCCATTTTGGTAGGTTGCAAAGGTAAGGGTACAAGAGTCCAAATCTCGGATTCTGTTGACAAATTCAAGGTCGAGAAATTGTTTGTCGTGGATAGTATAACAGTATACAGGTTCTATGACCAAGGAAATGCTATCTATTTCACTAACCGGAAAGGTAGGGTAGATGCGACCCATTCCGAGTACAATCCGGTTACTCACACATACAATGACGAGGTTAACGAAACTTTATGTGAAGGAGACTGAAAAATGGAAAAGAGATTAACTAAGGAAGAGTTCCTTAAGGACTTATGGCATCCTGCTAGCGAAATGCCTGATAAAAATAGAACATGCTTGGTAAGAGTTGTTTATCATCCTAATCATGGGATGTTTCAAGATGAAGAAAGAATAGAACAATCATCTTTTCACGATTTTGGATGGTATGATTACGATTTCAAATATATTGGAACTAATTATGATATTATTAGCTGGCTCTATATTAGTGATTTACTTCCAAAGGAAGGAGGTGAACAATGACTAAATGGTACTCTGCAAAAGAAGCTCCAAACTACGAAGAATGGATTCTTACAGAATGGTATGATGGAGACGATGGAGGTCTTAAGTACGAAGCTGATTATCTTTACTCTTTTGTTTATTGGAAAGATTATGTAAGGAGAAACAACATCACAAAGTGGTGTTATATTAAAGATATAAAAGATTAGGTATATGAAAGTACTTAAGAAGATTTTTGGTGAGCATGTTTTCGATAATCGAAATAAAGGCTTGTAGTGTTAGTCCGAATTTAAAGAGGAGGTTTGATTATGAAATTATCTGAAATAGAATTAGATTTTTTGTATGAGAAATCTGCCGAGTTGTTTAGAGATAAAGTAAAACAACTAGGGGAAGATTATGAACATGATAATAGATGCGCTTGCCCTGAAGCAGTTCGCAGAACTCATCTACGAACTCTTGCAAGAGAATCTATAGAAGATGTTAAGATTTTAATTGAAGAACTACGTAATAATGGTTATGAAGCTTAATAAAATGGTTTTTGACGATAAGAAAATAGAAGAAGCTGCACGACTTGACGATAAAGAATACTACGATAGATTATCGGATAATGATAGATGCTTCTTCGAGTATGGTTTTAGACGTGGATATAATCGAGCTTTGAAGGATTTGTGGCATCCTGCTAGTGAGATACCAAGTGAAGGAAAACCTTTAATAGTAGAGTATAGTATTACAGATACTATTAAAGATTATGCATCATTAAAGAGGTTAAATAATAGTTATGTTTACTGGGATTGGGTTTCTTATTTTGAAAGCGCAAATATAACTCGGTGGCTCTATATTGATGATTTACTGCCAAAGGAAGGAGGTAATCAATGAAAACATTTATCTTTGATGTTATGCTCAACGGAAGATTTGTCTGCACGTTAAAGTATAAATATTGTGCGCTCTTCCCGATAGATTTTGAAGATTTAGAAAAGTTCGTCCTCCAAAAGAGACCTACTTTGAAAGGTTATGATTTTAGAATTATGTTTTAAGGAGTAAAGCGTATGTATTTTGAATATAGAATAGTCAAAATTGAGAAAGGTTTGTTTCTCATCGAGTATAAGACCGCTCCTTATGGAGTTTGGCATGAAGTAGATAAAAAGTTCAAAACTAAGCCAAAGGCAGAAGCTTGGGCTAGAAAGAACTTAGTTTAATGAAGTAAAGCGTATGAATGGATTGTTATCAATGATTGGTATGCAAACTGAATTGGAATACCAAATGGGTGATGATTTTCCTTTCGGTGTTCCACGTATCAGATTTAATGTTCCAAATGGCAACATTCCATCCGATAAGCAGAAGTGCCAGCCAAAGGCGCAGCATGAGTTCACCATCAAAGGTATTAAGATCATGGCAGCTTCTAAGAAGGATGCTATAAAGAAGTTTAATCATCGTAAAAAGTAAAGTGTATGAAATATGAAGATTATAAAAGAGCAAAACAGTTGCAAGAAGAAACACTCCCAGCTTTTGAAAGATTAAAAGAAGCTGTTTCTGTTGGCACGCTTGACAAGAAAGCAATAAAAGAAATTGGAGATTCTTTTGCAAACGCTATGTTTTATAAAATGATTTTGCCGATTCTCTTGTTGTATTTATTGATGGGTGGGCTGTAAAATTTAAAGAGGAATTTAATAAATTGTAGGTTAACAGCCTTCGGGCATAAATTATAGAGTATGAAATGGAATAAAGTATCTGAAAAGGAAATTCCTTTTGGAGAAGAGGTGATTGCCTTTAACGAAAAGTGGATTGATGAGGATTTTAATCCTAATGGAACACGGGTAGGTTTTATGCAAGACGATGGTTTTGTATCTGCAACTTGGAATAACGAGCAGGATTGCTATGATACATGCTATGAAGAAGGAGACGACTATTATAAGGGCGTTTCAGGTATTCCAGGGGCAGACGCATACCATAAGCAGTTTGCAAAGCCAAACATGCCAACACATTGGATGAAAATGCCTACTCATCCTTAGTAAATAACCATCATTTATAGGACATAAATATAAGTAATATGGAAGATAAAGATATTATGTCAGAGTTAAAATTGGAATATAGAAACAATATTGTATATTTTAATGGATTAAAGATTAATGCTTATACAGCAGAAGGAATGCGATTGATAAGCAACCTTCTTAAAAAGGGATTATACGAAATTGGAAAAGAGTTGGAGAATGTTTCTAACTCTAAGTAACTAATCACCCTCTCCTGTAAAAGGGAGAGGGTAAAAAGAAGAGAATATGGACTTAGTAATTACAATATTAGGTTGGATTGCATTAGGTGTTATATCTGCTTATCTGTTAGCAATAATAGGTAAAATAATCTTTGATGCTGCAACCGCTGATTATAAGTTATACAAGCATGTAAGATTGTGTCGCAAGAGATTGCTAAGACAGCGATATGAAGATTATGCTTGGCTATTATTCCAGTTAGAGAAAGATACGGAAGTTTTCAATCTTACTCATAACACAAGAGATTGGACTTTTGAAGATTGGAGAGAATTTTATCTTAAAAAAGCAAAGGAGGATAAGCAATGAGCAAAGAAAAAGCGATAATTCATATTAATAATGTTTCTAAGATATTAGGAACTAAAAGAATAAAATTAAGTAAAGGCACTACAATTCATATTCAAAACGAGTTAGTCTTGGCACTTAAAGAGTTGGAGGATTGATATGAAAATCTTGAAGCGATTAGTATATGTGTTACTTATGATTCCTATATGTACTATAGTATTCGTAATTGAAAGTCCTTTGTTGCCTTTAATCATACCAGCAATATGGGTAATAACAGGAAGTACTATATTACGAGTGAAAGTAACTAAAGGATGTAAATCATTCTATGTATGCACTATTACTCAGATAGTGTATTATAGTATGGATAAGTATTTAACTAAACTATTAAAGTTATGACAAGAGAAGAATTACAAAATAAACATGGCGATGCTATCTGTGAGTATTGTAACAAGAACATTATCTCAGAATATAACATCGGCATAGGTGGGCTTTGCGAAGGTCAGTATTGTGAGGAAGCACAAGATGGCTACGCAGCAGAAAATAACATAGAGTTGGAGGATTGATTATGATTCAAAAGCAGTCATGGAAGGATGAAATCAGAATTTTAATAACTGATGAAGAAAATCTTGGTTCTGTACAAATATCCATTCCGCTTTATGTTAGTGATATTTTCGGCAAAGCTGATGCTCTAATATATGCACTCTTTGTAGATAATAATCATAGAAGAAATGGTGTTGCAAAAAGCCTTTTACAACTCGCAGAACAACAAGCCAAGTTGAATGGAGTGAAGACAATCGGATTGGAATTTAATAAAGATGAATCTGATAGATTTGTTCTAGATTGGTATCTCCGTAGTGGTTATAAACCATTTAATAAGAAAAGTAATTTATTAATTAAAGAGTTGGAGGATTGATATGACAAGAGAAGAAGCTAAAGAATTTTATCCTATTATGCAAGCTTATGCTGAAGGAAAGGTAATTGAGAGTAGGACAAAACCGAGTACCGTAAAAGGTACAGATGTTCCGAATGATTGGACGGAAATGAAAGAGATTGAGTTTTGGAATAATACAGAGTATCGCATCAAGCCAGAATCAAAGTACCGTCCTTTCAAGGATACAAAAGAGTGCTGGCAAGAAATGCAAAAGCATCAGCCATTCGGGTGGATAATAGGAAAGGAAGATGAGCATCATTCCTTAATTACTTCTATTATCGCTGACGAAGAAGAAGTTGATATAAATGGTATCAGTGGATTCGTTTTAGATGAAATCATGGAACATTACACCTTTGTCGACGGACTTCCGTTTGGCGTAAAAGTGGAGGAATAGTTATGGCATGGGTAGCAAAAGATTATATCGGAGAATGGATATTCAACTGCAAGCCTGATATGTGGGCTGGTGATTGTATCGAACATAATTATTGGTTACCACAAGATAGATATGGAGCTTATGGTTTTCAACTTCCACAAGGTAGCATTAAAAAGCTCATCGGAAGAGAGTTATCTTGTAGCGATGAGCCAGTAAAACTTAAAGAAGAATAGTTATGGCAACATATAGAATAGTAGATATGTATCGTAAAAGCAAGGCTGTTAAAGGCATACATTACGATTCTCAGGATAATCCAATCCTTGCTTATCGTGTAGATAAGAGACATTCATTGTTATTTGGACTTATCCATTATTGGGACTATGGCGCATATAACCTTTGCCCAGACTATTTGTTTTCTTCGATAGATAAAGCAGAAGAAGCTATATTGAAGGTTGATAAAAGTAGAAGAGTAACAATTATTTTATATAAGTAGCTTATGAAAATTAAAGATATTAAGTTCAAGGCTAAACGTCTTGACGGAAAAGGATGGGTTTGCGGATATTTCTACGAAGAGAATGGTAATACATACATCATTGAGAATCGTCAGAAAGAAAGCAAGTTAAACAGAAATCCCACTTATCAGGTTGACCCTTCTACCGTCTGCCAGTTCACAGGGTTGAAAGATAGTGAGGGAAAGGAGATTTGGGAAGGTGATATTCTTCGGGATGTATATTTTGGTCATTTTAAGCACTTTGTTATTTTTGCTAACGGCACATTCTTGGCACAAAAGGAAGGTCAATATATAGGTATTCCTCTTAACAAATGTGTAGATAATTTTGGCAATGTAACTTGCGCAAAAGTTGTCGGCAACAAATTCGATAAAAAGAAGTAGCGTATGAATATAGGAATTTTATATCTTTGTATGAGTTTTATCTACATCCTGCTTATTTGCTTGGATGGAGAAGATGTAAAACCGAAATGGAAACAATGGCTAGCTGACAAACTAGGCATCAAGCCAAAGATAGAGGTTAGATACATAAAGCCACAAGTCGTTAAGCTTCATTCAAGAGTTACAATGTCGAATTTTGAAATGCAATACTATTGCCGTGACAAATCTGGCATGGAGCAATTGAAGAGAAGAGCAATAGAAAGTGTGTACGATGAAATTCTTAAGGGAATGAAGGCAAACGAATTGGTTTCCATTTCGCAATATAATGACATTTATAGTAATAACACTATTTATGAGGGGACATGTGAAATTTATAAAAACAAGTAGTATATGAAGATAAGACAAGCTAAGAAAATCTTGAATATGATGGCGAAAGGAACGGACACACGTTACTTCGATTCAAAATATACATTCAAGAAAGAGAGTAGATTCATTCCTAGATTAAAGAATCTCTATCAGAAAGCAACTATCAGATGGAATAAGGTAAATATGCCGAGTGCCAACGTTAGTTTGTTTCGTTCAATTTTGAGAACTTCAAAGGAATGCAGTCGTTGTAAACATTTCAATGGTATGCTTGCAGGAAGATGTACTAAACTACATAAGTATGTTGAAAGCAGCGATTGGTGTCATGGAACGTTTTTTCATAGAAAGTGAGGTTGATATGAAAATAAGACAAGCTAAGAAGATAATGAAGCAAGTCTATAAGACTAGATATTGGGCATATAGGCAAGGCTATTATTGTGGCAAGAAGGATGCAGGAAAGCTAGCTGGAGACCATCGTTTGTTAAAGGCTATGCGTCTTACAAAGAAGTGGAAAAGCCGCAAGATACGAAACGAAGCGAATAAAATGTTGAAGAAAAATCCGTTAAAACCGAGGGATCTTCAACGTAGTGCTTTAAGATTAATGAGATATGGATGTAGCAAAGCTTAATCAGGAAATTTTAGGCGTAGATTTGGAATACAAAAACGTCTATATTGATGCGGAGAACACAAGAATGATACGTGCCAAATTACCTGATGGGTATTGCGATTTGGTTCGCACAGATGTGTGGAATGGTCGTGTGAATCATCCGGAAGAGCATGATATTGTAAAATATACGGCAATCTCTTGGTATAGAGAAGAATTTGTCGGTGGAGTTGATTTAGGTCGCAACTATATGCATGCTAAATATAAGTTCTTCGAGTTGGTTGTGAATAAAAAATATATTTTGGAAATGAAACATAAGAAAAATGAAAATGCTAGATAATAAGTTAATCATAGATATTCCTAAAGGAATGGAAGTGGATATTGAAAAAAGTGACTTGAAAGCGGGCATTATAGCATTCAAGAAGAGACCCTTCAGCTATGAGGATGTTATATCTACTTTAATAGACCGTGGTCTTAGTCCTGTCGTTGCTAATGTTACTAATAGTAATGTAGAGAAAATTGTTGCATTGGATAAGTTAATGGATATAGCTAAATGTTATAATGGAGATTGGAAACCGGATTGGAATTCTAAAGAATGCAAGCATAATATCATGCGAACCAGCGAATACGGTATTACTTCTAGTAGTGTTTATAACGAAGGTGCTATTTACTTCAAGAACAAAGAAGATGCCCAAGCCGTTATTGATAATCCGAATTTCAGAAGCATTCTTGATGCAATCTATAAGGACTAAGGCTTATGAAGGAAATGTTCTTTAAAAGTGTAAAGTTCCGTGAAGTTCAGCATTTGGCATTCTCGGATGAATATATAACTGCATACGTATCGGTGAACCATGTTCCTAAGATACACCTAAGTGTAAATACACCTCGTGATGAATATGGGTTTGCGAAAGGTAAATCAAAGCGTTACTTTAGAGTGGGGTTTGGAAAATGGCTCACCGAACGAGTGTTTGTTAAGAAATATTTTAGTGAAGAATAAATGAATATAAAAAAGTCAGATATGGGAAATAAGATTAATGTAGCGGAAATCCTAAAGGATAAGCCGCAAGGAACTAAGTTGTACGACTTATTACGCAATATAGACGTAGAGTTAGATAAAGTCAACACAACAGACGTTGGTACTTATATAGAATGTACATCAACTAATGAAGTAGGCAGTACTCTTTTGTTTGATTATTCAAAACTAGGTACAGAAAAATGCTGGCTTGCAGGCTTACGGATTCTCCTTCCTTCTAAGAATATGCGTGACTGGGGCAAATTCGCATGGAAGAAGGGCGATGTGCTTATCAATAGTTGTGGATTTCAGTGCATTTTCAAAGAATGGGCATCTGATGATTATACAAAGTTCAACGGATGCTATTCTAATAGTAGGGATGGTTACGAAGACGTATCAAATGCAGAAACAGCTAAGTTTGTCAAGTTAGATAACAATATTGCCTATGGATATGTCAGAGAGATTGAAAGAAAATTAGGTGGCATACTAAACCTTGAAACTTTGGATATTGAGAAGGCTCAGCCAGAGTACAAGGATGGTGATATACTATGTGTAATTGAAAGTTCTAACAATTATCACTATATACTTATATACGAAGGTCAAGATGATGAACATATTTATCGCTATGTAACAATGCTTGAGAATAATTCTTTAATTATAGAAAAGGGTTCTTATTTTACAAAACCAAAAGACTATTCTATGCGCTATGCCACAGAAGAAGAGAAGCAGCAGCTCTTTGACGCTCTCTCAAAGAAAGACAAGGCTTGGGATGCTGAGAAGAAAATGATTGTTGATTTGAAGAAAAAAGTCGAGCTTAAACCTTTTGATAAGGTTGTAGTAAGATGTAGCGAAGCAGATAGATGGTCTATAGATTTCTTTAGTTATAAAGCACCTAACGGATATATATGTACAGGAGACGCTTGGTTTGGATATTGTCTTCCTTACAATGAGGAGACTGCAAAGTTAATAGGTACAACTAAAAATATGGAGGTTTAAGATATGGACGAAGCTTTTAAGAAGGAACTTATAGAGCATTGTAAAAGGCAAATGCAACGCTTTGAGAGAATGGGAAGAACAGATTCTTTCGCATATAAAGAACATGCTGTTTTACTTAGTTTTCTTGAACGTCCATATTTACCTTTTTAATATAGTAATAGTTATGATAGACATAAAGAAAAAAATCCAAGCCGCCAGAGATTACGCAAGAAAAAGCTATCGTGTAATCAGAAAGGTTAGCAAAAACGGCTTTATGGTTCAAAGAGATAAAAATGCCGATAAGCATTTCTTGGATGGCATTGATTGGGCAGAGAAAGAGATATTCAAAGATTTGATTCATAATGCTAACGAAGTTCCTCAAATTGGCAGAGGAAGGATTCTTGCATACTCAAGAGACTGCGGTTATAGAAATCTTTACAACCTATACGATATGATGTACAAGACTGATTGCGGCACATATCAAGAAATGTGGGAATTAGAAGTTAAAGCTTACTATTTGGATGGTTGGATATACGCAGATGAATTGTTTGACTTAATTATCAAAGGAGGTGATAGCAAATGACCGATGCAGAATTTAATAAGTTTGTGCTTATGCTAGAGAATGAAGCGTTTCGGTTTTCGAGAAGCCAAAACGAATTTAAGGAACATCGAGTAGTGATAGAACAGTCTTTCAAGATAGGAGGGATGTTCATCCTTCGAGAGTTGGAAAAGTATTTTAATCAAAAGAAGTAAGCGTATGATATTATATGAGAATCAATGTTTTGAGCTTTTAAAAGCTTTGTGTTATAGTGTCCCACAGAATCCAAATGTCGGTAGGTTTGAGATTGCAAACGTGATACTTGACACATTACAAAAAATAAAAGATGCGGATTAACAGCTTTCGGGCACAAATTTAAAGATAATGACAAAGGAAGAAATATTGGAAAAGGCATCTGATTTTGAGGATGAAGATGAGTTTGTGAAGTGTGATAGATTGCCGTTCACTGAAGAATTGTGGCTTTTACATCAGCTAGTGCATATCGGCTTGTCTTGCACCTATACAGGTCGTGGCTATATAATTGAGAAACTTAAAGATTAGTAAAATGGAAGCGAATGATTATTTGAAGGCTATGCAAGCTATGGACGAATTGGATAGACTTGTAACTAGTGTTTATCCGGATAAGTTCAAGTTGGTCTGCAAGAAGCATGGAATAGATGAATGCGAGGCGATGAACATGTATTCGTACTTGCAAAAGATGCATAAAGGTCAGTCTTGGTTAGTTAGATACAAGCCATTGGAATATCTAGAGCGTGTGTTAACACTAGCCAAAGAAGCTTATGCGTCTTACATGAACAACGGCTTGATTCTAAGTATGGTCAATTTTGGTGATAAGTATACAAGAATACTTGTAATATTTGAGAAAGATGGCGTAAGAAGCCAACAAGAATTTGACCTTAGAGAGCAAAGAACATATGTTGATATAGCGGACTTTATTGGAAATGGTTACTCCATCGTATCTGTTATCCGTCAGTCTGACAATGTTGATAGCGAAAAGTTTGTTGGAAAAAAGGATGAACGAAGTCATAGTATTCCTATTTACGATGGTGATGTAATGCTTTGTTACGTGAATAAACCGGAATTTTGGAGTTCAGATTGGCGTAATAGCGGACTTTATATTTGTGAGAGCGGCTCATATCATAGATTGCTATACACCCCGAATAAGGGGTACGTAAGACATGGAGAGCCTGATGTAGATGAAGACTTCACACTTGATATTGGGGAAGAATCCTTCAGTAGTTATGTTATGACTTTAACCCAGTCTTGGTATAAGTTGGGTAATGTTCATGCAGGTATAGGCTTTTTGAAGGAGAAAGAATAGAAGTGTTAAAGGAGAGGAATATCATTTCCCCTCCTTTGCCTTAATCTCCAGCTCGATAGGCTTGCCGCAATGGGGGCAGATGATAGCCGGAGATTGCGGAACGGATGGCTGCTCTGGTTGTAGTTCCTTTGGTGTCTCCTTGTAGAATAGCCTCCAATAGGCACATCTAATATTTCGGCAATACGTACCAATGCTTCAAACGATGGGTTCGCTTTATTAAAAGTCCTAAAATCAAGTATAAGTATTGTTATTATTTAAGCAAATCTTTTGTTATCTAAAGAATTTTTCTTATCTTTGCATACATAAAGTGAGTCACACAAAAAACTGAAAAATTATGGAAATTGACAAAAACAAAGTGTATTATTCAAAGGAAGGCTTTGCCTTTCATGTAGTGAAGTATAATGCAAAAAGTAATTATTGTGTATGCTTTGCTTACGAGTAAGGGTTTATGCAAAGTATTCTGATAACCGAGTTAGATAATTTCCCATCTTTTAAGCTGTATGGAAAAGCTTATTTCGATGTAAATGTGATAGAAGAATATGATAAGAAAAGAAAGTCTTTGGCATTTAGAACATGGAGTAGTATATTACACCGAGTTGGGGAATTTAGTTATAAAAATGTTGATGTTTGTAAGGAATGGTTATTATTCTCACGTTTTGAGATTTTTCATAATAAATGGTATAAAAAAGGATTTGTGATAGATAAAGATTTACTATCTGGAGAGGATAAGATTTATTCTCCTAATACTTGCACTTACATGCCGGGTTATTTAAACAATTCTATTAGTTCAGAATTTAATAACCATCTTTATTCTTTTAGTTACTCGAAAGGTCAATATAGTTTTGTTATAGCGGAAGTAAAGACAAGAGTTTGGGCAAAGACTTTAAAGGACATAATTCATAAGTTTGCTGTATACAGGTGTATGCGTGTGCGGACTTATTATAATACTTGTTGTAAAGACTTACGTCCAGAGGCAAGGGAAAAAATTAATAAGGTGTATCAAGTGGAATATTTGGAGAGGCACATAAAGGAACACTTAAAGGAGGATTAATCCTCCTTAAGTTGATTCCCATATTAATAGGTCTACCCCAAAGAAGACAAGCTAACTTGGTTGGCACTATTTCATATTTGAAGAAGTTTCCAGCTTATCAACAATAGAACGAAGTTCTTGCAAGGAAGACGCTACAAATGTATCTCCATTTTCTGAGCGGACAAATGCACAGAAGTTAAACCTAGGTGAACACTCGCAGTAGATGTCTTCTGGGTCAACAAACAATTGCCAAGTTGGAACACCAAGAAGTTGTGCCATTTCTTCCAACCTCGCTTTTGTAGGGTTGCCATTGATAATGTTAGGGATACTTTGCTTGGTTATCCCTAACATCTTAGCAAAAGTAGTCTTTGTGATGCCTTTTTGCTTTAATATTTCTTCTAGTCTATACATATTATATATATATTAAATGATTGTACGAACTTATTCGTTTGCAAAGGTACGATTAAATTACGAAAGTAAGAAGAAAATATTACTAATAAATGTGAATAAACATGATGGTTTGAATATATTCGTACTAACGAAGGTTAAATATAAGAAGATTTTCATACTTTCTCTTGGTAATATGAGAAGATATTCGTACCTTTGCAATGTCTTTAAGAGATAAAGGCTTTAAAGTTTAACTATTAATTGCTGTTATGCAGCCGAGTCGGCACTCGTAAAACGGTATAGTGATTATGGCTACTACATTAAGAAATACATTGAGTGAGGTAATGAAGCTTGCTTGGCAGTTCATCAAGAAGAACGGCTATACAATGAGCGAGGCTTTAAAGGTTGCTTGGATGAACATCAAGCTGAAGGGTCAGATGAAGAAGCGCATCGTGAAGTTCTACTTTCAGAAGGTTGATGGCAGCTTGCGTGAGGCATTCGGCACATTGAGCGAGAAGGTTATCCCAGCTACACAGGGTGCAGGTCGCAAGATGAATGACACTTGTCAAGTGTACTTCGATACCGAGAAAGAAGAATGGCGTTGCTTCAAGAAGGCAAACCTTATGAGAGTTGCATAACAGATTTCTAACGATTTAAAAAGAAACTAGATATGAGCGCAAAGATTATCGTGATGCAAGGCAACATGGTTGCAACCATCGAAGAGACGAACAAGGACGCATTTCTCAAGCGTGGAGAGTATAAAGAGACCGAGCTAGACAAACGCAAGCGTGAGGTTGATTTCTTGATTACAAGCATCGCAAACCGCTACGAAGTGACATTCAATCACAAGGTAGAGCTGAAAGAAAGCCGAAGCATCAAGAAAAGCGAGTATTTCGATAACATCTACTACGTTACCGAGAACGCATTGAACAAGCTGAAAAAGCAATACTCATACGAGTGTGACTTGTAATAGATTTCGTGAGGCACACGCTAAACTGCACCGGACTTTGAACATTAAATATTTAAGAGATATGGATAAGAATTTGAAGGATGCTCTTTATGTTGAGCATAATGGCAGGATTGGTGTTTTAAGCTCAGATGAGAATAAGGTGGTATCGCAGGTTATCGGCACGGATTTGACGCTTGTGTACGACAAGAAAGAGGGTAATACGTACCTTTTGATACCACTAACCCGAAACCATAAGTTCGAATGCAAAAGTAGCCACATTATCGTGGATGGCAAGCGGTTCGATTCTGACATCTTTTTCCGCAAGGATGCTTGCCAATGGATTGAGATTGACAAAGAAACGTTATCTAAGGTAGCGTAAGAAATAATGATGTTTAAGCTATGAAAGTATATGTAGTAATTTCTTCATACCAACATGGATTGGGTGAAGCAGTGGAGGTTGATGCAGAAGTCTTCTCTACCATAGATAAGGCAAGAAAAGCGATAAGACACAAAGGGATGAACACTTTGGAGAATTACAAGCGAGTTTTGAATTGCGATGATTATCTATACAATATCTCAGATTCTTTCTTTCATATCTCAGACAACGAAGGAGAGACGTGGGATAATTTCGATGTTGTAGAACGAGAAGTAAAGTAATAAGACTATGGATATTAAGATTATCAAAGACATCTTAGATGATGCAAAGGAGTGCGGTTGCATTGCTGGTATTTCACTCTCTAATGGGCAGTTAACTCATGCAAACTTTAGCAAATCAAAGTTATTTGATTTTACTGCCGATGTTCTTTATAACAAAAAAAAGCATTTGATAACTATACTTGCTGAGAACGGAAACAGAGATTACATTGATAGTGACACTATCATACGTATCTTTATTAGAGAAGGTGTTTAACAATTAATTATAGGAGAATATGGATGCAGGTCATGTGAATGTGATATTAGGCGAAGCCGAGGACAAAGGTCTTAGAGGAAATATCAACTTGGTAGGTGGAGCAAAAATAAGTTTTGACTTCAATGGTATTGGTATTGAAACATCTTTCAATTGCAATACAAAGAACAGAACACTTATGATTGGAAGTGGAAGTACAGTAGTGTTTACACGTAAATATATTGATTGTAGCTCTATCCAGTATATTGAAGTGTTTGAACGTACAAAATAATTATAGGAGATAAGAATATGGATATATTAGATTATTATGAGGTTATAACTTCAAAGATTTTCAAGTTGGAAAGCATGAACGAGGGGCTTGTATTGATAGCACCGGAGCAGGAGGTAGATGGAGTCCGTTCCTTGATGGTGGGATTATATGTTCCTGAGCATGAACGATACAAGATGTACACTTTCCGTTCCTCTATGAATGAGGGTGAACTAAGTGACAAGTACAAGGCAATGGTCTGCACGATGGATGTTCTTAAACCGGATTGGGATAGAATAAGAAAGAAAAGACGGAAGAGGTTCTAACCTCTTACCGCCTTAAGTACAGAAGAAACATACTTGATGGTTATTTATCTGAATACATCAAGCAAAAGTGTGTTGAAATATCAGAGAATGCAAATTATTTCAAGATTATTTTTAGAAAAGATGAAAATAAATTAGAGTTTTCTTGCATTTCTCGAAGGTTTTTATTACCTTTGCGAATGTAAACAACAAAACAATGAGCTTATGAAAGTATTATCTATTCGCCAGCCGTATGCTTGGTTAATCGCTATCGGCTGCAAGACCATTGAAAACAGAACCTGGAATAGAAAGTTCCGTGGTCGTTTCCTTATTCATGCAAGCCAAGCCAAACCCGAAAAACTTGACGGATGGCAGGAGAGCGCAATGAAGAAATATTGCCAAGAGCATGGTATTGTTATTCCAGACTTCAAAGACTTACCAACGTCAGCCATTATCGGCAGTGTAGAATTGGATGATATTCAATTTCATGAGGCTTATCCGGATGCGTTTGCTGAAGATTTCCAATATCATTGGTTCTTGAAGAATGCTAAATTGTTCGATGAGCCGATTAGAAACGTCAAAGGCAAGTTATTCCTCTGGGATTATGAGTACAATGAAGCCGAAAAGTAAAATAACAATACTTATGTAATAAAAATACAAGTCGTTGGAAATTAGCGCAAAAGTGCTTGTGGGTCTAAGAGGTAAATAAGGAAATAATATAAACATATTGTAAAATATTGAAGTTATGAAGAAGAAATTGATTATTGCCATCATCGCAGCTATCGTTGTGCTAGGTGGCGGCATTGGTGGCTATGTGTTTCATTCTAACCAAGTTAAGGCAGAAAAAATGGCTAATTACAAGAAGGCGTTGTCTGATTATCGCTTCAATAGCAACAGATTAATATATTCTTTGGATTTCGTAGTAACGGATTTTATAATCAATTGGAACTCGGCTATAACGAATAAAAAGGCTATGAACACAAAGAACGAAATCGTTCCTTGCTCCGATTTCGAGGATGCCGTTTCTTTTCGATATGCCTTCTATGATAAGTATGGCGCATATAAGATTTTAGATAGCGTATATGTCTCATTAGGAAAACATTTGGAAAAGATGCGTGTAAATGCTAATGAAGAACAGCAAAAAATCGTAGAAACCTGTAGTAATGAATACAGGGAGTTGAATAATGCTATTGTTCTTGTGAAAAAGCCTTATGGCGCATTGGTGCAATATTCTAAACAGAAAGGAGACTTATTCTTTAAACTTTATGCTTTTGATAGCGAATTGGCTAAAGTTTCTCCATTGGAAGAAGATAAGGGCGATGAGAGAACAAAAGCAATGAATATGGAATTATACGGAACGCATTTGTTTGTTACGGCAGACTTTGACAAAGAACCGCAAAAGGCAAAAAAGCAAAGTTATACGTTTAGTAACATCACTACAAATTGGATTTATTTAAAATGATGGTTCTATTTTAATATAGCGTAATCTTTAAAATAGGTTTCTAAAAGAAAATAAAGTTCAAAAGAACAAAGAAATACACTAAATAGTTTGCGTGTTTCAGAAATTATGCTTACCTTTGCAAACGAAATCAGAAATGGTTTTGTAGCTTCAATATTGCATTCTCTACATTAGCGATATTGGTAGCTACGTTTATACATAAGGCAATAGCTTTATAAGCTAGAAGTCATTAAATGAAGTGCAGTGTACAACAGAAAAGTGGTGTGAAGTGTAGTGGAGTGCGGTGAAGTCTAGTGTAGTAGGGTAAAGTGCAGTATGGTATAGTACAGTATAGTGAGCCATCCTTCGGGGTGGCTCTTTTTTGTTAACTGTGGTTAATATAACAAAAATGTTACCATGAAATTTGGCTATATAACAAAAAAGTTATATCTTTGCAATGTCTTAAGGACAAAAGAGTTCTTGTAACAATGAAGAAAAGCGAATTGATTAAGAGACTGAGAGAAGCGGGATGCTTCCTGTCTCGACAAGGTTCGGGACATGAAAAATGGACTAATCCTAAAACGGGAAAGTCTCAATTCGTGCCAAGACACGCTAGAGAGGTCGCCACAGGCACCGCTCATAGTATTCTAAGAGAATTGGTTGGGGAGTAATCCCCACCTTTCTCTCTTCATTGCTTAAAGGACTCTTTTTTTTTTGTTAAGAAGATAAACGAATATATATATGAAGAAGATTAAAGTTATTGTAGAACAAGCCAAGGATGGGTCTTTTTGGTGTCATACCGAAGATGGAATAGGTAAGGTTGGCTTAAACTCTTGTGGAGAAACTGTTGCCGCTGCGAAGCAAGATTTAATGGATTGTTTGGCGTTGGCAAAAGTGGATGCAAAAGAGAATGGAGAAGTGTTTCCTGACGTTGAATTTGAATACAAGTATGACTTGCAATCTTTCTTTAATTATTTCTCTTTCCTCAATGTGTCAGAGATTGCAAAACGAGCAGGTGTCAATCCTTCATTGATGCGTCAATATAGTAAAGGCATAAAGCAAGCTGGCGAGAAAACTTATGAACGTTTGGCGCATTGTATGAATGAAATAAAAAAAGATTTGGTAGCCGCTACCTTTTAGGCGTGTGGCTTCATTGTTGCAATAGATAAAGAACTCAGAGCCTTCTGCATGTGAATGTGGAAGGCTTTTTTGTGTCTAGACCTTATTTTCTGCACTTAAATCTTTAGTGAAATAGCACACCTTTATTCTTTCGTTATTCCTTTGATTATTAGCTAATTTTGCCAATAAAACATAAAATATGGCAGAATTAAGATTCGATGTCAAAGCGAATTTCGAGGAGGTTACGAAACTTCGTTCCGAGTGTGAAAAGTTGAGGGCTGAGTTATTGAAGACCAATAAGTCTACCGACCCAGCTATTGTTGCGGATTTGACGGAAAAATATGCGGATGCTAGCAATCGCTTAAAGGACTTGACACAAGCTGCTTCAAGAGCCGCTTACGTGATGTCTTCCGAGTTTAATAAGAAGATGCAAGCAGCCGCAAGGGAAGTTTATAGCTATGAACTTCAAATGCAAGCTACCAAAGACCGAATAGAGAAAATCCAACAGCAAATCACGAACAAGAGATTAACTCTTGGAGTTACAACGGATAAGTCATCCATAGATTCTTTACAGAAGAATATTGACTATTTAAAAGGCTCTTTGGCAGGTCAAACAGCTCAGTTGAAGAACTTAGAAGGGGGTGCTGTCGGTGCTCGTCAGACCTTGGAGAATATGCGGAATGAGTATGTTTTGTATGCAGGTTCAGCAAATCCGGCAAAAGAGGCAACAAATATGTTGACCGATAGCATGAGCCAAATGATAGAACGTATGAAGTCAGCTCCGACTGCTGGAGAAGGAATGACTAGTTTGTTCCAAAGAGTTACTGGCGATGCTCACATGCTTTCGGCAACATTACTTGGTGGCTTAGGATTTGAACAACTGGCAGGTAGTATCTTTAATACTCGTTCCCAATTCCAGCAACTTGAAATATCTTTCAATACCATGCTTGGTAGTGCGGATAAGTCTAAGCAATTGATGGACGAACTTATCCAAACGGCAGCTCATACACCTTTCGATATGTCCAGCATTACGGGTGGCGCAAAACAACTTTTGGCATACGGAACGGAAGCGAAAGATGTTAACAAAACCCTTGTCCAGCTTGGTGACATTGCTTCGGGCTTGAACATTCCGCTTGGAGAACTTGTTTATCTTTATGGAACGACCGTTTCGCAAGGAAGAATGTTCACAATGGATTTGCGTCAGTTCATGGGTAGAGGTGTCCCATTAGCAGAAGAATTGGGTAAAATCTTACACCAAAACACAACGGAGGTTCAAGAGTCTGTTTCCAAGGGTAAAGTGACATCAGACATCTTCAAGGAAGCTATCGCCAACATGACGCAAGCAGGTGGACGCTTCGGAGGCTTGATGGAGCAACAATCAAAGACATTGGAGGGTCAGTGGAGTAACATTGGCGATTCCATCCAGCAAGCGTTCAACGAAATCGGCAAAAAATCCGAGGGCGTGTTCTCTAGTGGATTGTCAATTATTTCTGCTATGGTAGAGAATTGGCAAGAGGTAATAAAAGTTATTGGTGTAGCTACAATAGCTGTTGGTTCTTATCGTGCATCGTTAATGGCGGCTGCTTCTATTCGCAAAGCTGAGGAAGCGCAACAAGCCGATGATATGATGAAGGGAATTGATGCAGAAATCAAGCGTTTGCAAGACCTAGAGAACTCAAACTACAAGTCGCTGGGTAAGGACAAAAAGCAAGAGCGAGTAAGCAAACAACAAGACTTGGCAAGTATTGTTGGAGATACTGCTGTGTCCGATGACTTTGTAAAGGCAAGGTTAGATGCAGCCGAGCAAGAGGGCGTTATTTCGGCACAAATGCGTTCCCAACTAGAGACGAAACGTGAACTTTTACAGGCTCAGCAACAAGCAACAGCACAAAGCCAGATAGAACTTGATGAAGAAAAAAGAAAGACCGAGGAACTTCGTCAACAAAAAATAGAGTCTCTTAAAGATGATTTGAAGACTACTACGGAGAAAATATCAAATCTTGATGATAGGGATGTAGAGTTGGCTAGACAATATACATCAGCTTTGAATGATTTACAAGATGCCCAAGATGCCTTTGCTGAGGCTCAAAAATTGGTTGAGGAAACTGCTGGTGGCGCAAACTTGGCTTTTGATGCAGAGGGTAATGCCGTGAATGCGCTAGAAGCAAAAGAACGTTTGGAAACGGCAACAAAACAAGTGAATGCTGCTCAAACAAAGATTTCGACCATTGAAAGCGAACGTAAGACGATTGCTCAAACAAAGGAGAATTTAAGTAAGCAACAGGCTACGATACAAAATAATATTAACACTGTTTCTCAAGCTTCCAATACCACTGCAAAGAAAGCTGGGATATTGGCGACAACAACAGCCACTATCAAAAATGCGCTTTATGCAGCAGGTACAAAATATACGACTACGGTAGTTAATCTTTTTTCTAGTGCGGTAAGAAGTAGTGGAAATGCCTTGAAGAGTTTATGGGCGGCAATGGCTGCTAATCCGATAGGTGCATTGATAACACTGGGAACAACTTTGTATTCCGTATTTTCTATGTTTGGAGACGAGACTGAAGAAATTTCGGCAGATACAACACATTTTGGGGAAACAACAAGTTTGACCAGTAAAAAGGTTGAGACATTGATGAATGTGTTGAGAAATACGAATGAAAGTACTGATGCACATAAAAAAGCAAAAGATGAACTTATTGGGGTATATGAACAATATGGAATAAAATGCGACAATGAAAAGGATAATTTGGAAACGTTGAAAAATAAGCATGACGCTTTTATTGCTTCTTTACAATTAGAAAATGCTGAACGAGAAAAAGCTAACGCTTTGATGTCTATATCTTCTCAATATGAGGAAGCAAGGAAAAACCTAGATAAGGATTTTTCTGATTCACTAGGTGGTAGTTGGCTTGATTTCGGACAACATATTGATAAAGAAGACATATCAGCTGTACAGATGATGTTTAATTCACTTGTTTCTGATGATGCGTTGACTAAGATAGACTCTTTAAGGCAGAAAATGGATTCCGCAAAGAAAGGAACATTGGAATATGCTAATGCCGCACAAGAATACGATGCTGCTCTTCGCAACCTGTTAGTTCCTTTTGAGGAATTGGGTAAGAAGATGGGGTACAATAGTTTCGTGATGGCAAGTTTGCGAAGTTCGATATTAAAGCATATAGATAGTATAAACTCTTTGAATGAAAGTTACAAAAAGGCAGAGGACGCAATATATAAAGGAAGCACAGCGACTGTTGATTGGAATAACTCCCAAGTAAAGGCTCGTTGGATAGTAAACAAGAACAAGCAATCAATCCAAGAATTGGTAGAGCAAACTGATAATCTTATCAATTTATGGAATAAAGAATATGGGTTGAATTTAAAAATTCATTATGATGATTCGGAAATTCCAAATTGGATGAAATCTATGACAACGAAGGAGTTGCGAAATTTAATTTCAAGGAGAGAGGCGGATATTTTACAACAGGAAAATCACGAAAAGAAAACTGGGCATAAGTTGGTAACACGTTCAGGAGGTAAGTTTAGGTCAAGAACGGAAAACCAAACGGATGTCGCAATGGCGAAATCTATAATTCAATCACGTATACCAAAGAGTAGTACAACAACAAAATCAAATACAGCCCATACTACTCCAAAGAAAACAGGTACAACGGATGACCCACAAGCAAGAGCGTATGAACGCAAGAAGGCTGAGGAGGACTATTCCAAGTCTATTTCATCCTATTCGGAGAAAGCTATCCAAGATATGACCAAGAATCGCATCAATGCGATGAATGAGGGTTATAGCAAGGAATTGGCTCAGATTACCGAGAATGCCGACAAGGAGAAAAAAGCGGTAGAAGATGGTATAGACAAATTGGTTGAGGCTAGGAAAAAGCGTGACCAAGCTGTTTGGGTTAATTCCGGCAAGGGTCGTAAGGCTAACATGTGGAAGCAGAGCAAAACCGATGAAGAGTATAAGAATGAGGTTTTGAACGAGACCATGAAGGATAGCAAGGGTAATCCGGTTAAGGTAAATGGCATGAATATGACCATAGGCATGAATGTTGCTAATCAGATGAATGCAATTCGGGATAAGGCTGTAAAGCAGAATGAGGATGTGCTTGCTAAAGAAGCGCAAAGCATGTACGATTATCTGAAGACTTATGGCACATTCCAGGAGCAGAAGTTAGCTATTGCTGCCGATTATGCTAAGAGGATTAGCGAGGTTGAAAACTCTACGGATTCGGACTCAAGCAAGCAATGGAAGATAAAGTCTTTGAAAGAAGAGCAGAAGAAAGAGACGGATTCGGTTGAGGCTAGTGCTATTATGCAGAAGATAGACTGGTATCAAGTCTTCGGAAATGTTGGTGGCATTATGAAAGATGCGCTTGTTCCTTTATTGGCAGATCTGGATAAGTTCGTAGGTACGGATAAGTTCCAAAATTTGGGTGCAGACCAGCAGAAGAGTATCGTTGATGCTATGCAGAATATCCGTAATTCGATTGGCAATACAAGTGATTTAGGTTGGAAAGACCTTGCAAGGGATGTTGTAGCTTATCAGGATGCTCTGAAGAATGCGAAAATTGCACAAGAGGAATACACGAAAACGGAAACTTTGCTTATACCTCGTATTAAGGTTTTGCAAGAACAGATTGAGAATGCGAAAAAGTCGGGCAATGTTGCAGAGCAAACAAGGCTACAAGAAGAATTGAATAAAGTACAAGGTCAGTTAGCGGAGTCCGGAAAGAAGATTGTTACGGCTAACACAAAAGTTCGTACTAGTGGTCAGAAGTTGGCTCAAACGACACAGAATGTGACACAACCGATTTCTGCTATCCATGAGTTCCTTTCTACTTCTGGACTATCCGATTTGGCATCTCTTTGGGATAGTTTTGACCAACTTAAAGGTGGAATTGACGGATTGAAAGCTTTAAAGGAGGCTAAAAATGCGGCTGACGGACTGAAGGATATGGGTAAGGAAGCCGCAGATGCTGCCGCAGATGCTGGCAAGAAAGCTGGTGATGCACTAAGTGAAGGATTGTCAAAAGCTGGACTAATAGGTCAAATCGTATCTGCCATCTTGAAGATACTTGATGTTTTGAAAGATGGTATTGGAACATTGATTAGTAGCTTGATTGATACAGTTCTGAATGCGGTCAACGGCATATTAAAGAATATTCTAAGTGGCGATTTTATAACTCAGATTGGAGGGTCTTTGGTAAGCGGCATTGGTAATATTCTCAATACAATCTCGTTTGGTGGCTTCAATAGTTTGTTTGGAGTAGGTGGAAACGCAAAAGAAGTAAACCGGACTATAGACAAATTGACGGCTAGGAATGAAATCTTGACGGATGCAATAGACAGATTACGTGACTCTATAGACAAGACTAGTGGTATCAAAGCCGTAGAAGACTCAGAAAAAGCTGAAAAACTTCAAAAGGAAAAAGAGCAAAACCTAAAGGACATCATGGTGGCGCAAATGGGTTATCATGGCTCTCATGGAAGTTTTAACCGTTATTTCCGAGGATTTTCGCAAGAGCAAATCAATAAGGTGTCTGAAGCGATAGGTAGACAATGGAATGGAAACCTAAGCGACATACGGTCTGCTGATGAAGCTAATGCGTTGTTGCAAAATCCTGATATTGTTAACAAGATTCAGAACACTGGTAAGGGAAATTATGGAGGAAGAGTCCTCGAAAAGTTGAAAGATTATGCGGCTGAGGCAGGAACATTAGAGGATATTGCTGATGACCTTGCAGAAAGCTTGACGCAAATATCTTTTGATAGTTTGAAGAGCGAGTTCATAGATACTTTGATGGATATGAATTCCTCTGCTCAGGACTTCTCTGATAATTTCTCCAAGATGCTTATGCAAGCCGTTCTGAAAGCTAAGGTAGATGATTTGTTGGGTAATGATATGCAAGCATTCTATGATGAGTGGACGGAGCGAGCTAAGGCAAATGGTGGCAAATTGTCTCAGACGGATATTAATGAATTGAAGGGAAGGTACGATGAAATGGTTCAAGAAGGACTGAAGATTAGAGATGAAGTAGCCGAAATAACTGGTTACAAGCAATCTTACGAGCAGTCTGCGTCTTCCGGTTCTTTTGAATCAATGAGCCAAGATACTGGAGAAGAGTTGAATGGTCGTTTCACTGCGGTACAAATTGCAACAGAGGGAACGTATGAGGAAACAAAGCTCATAAATACCAAGTTGGATGCTATTGCGGCTCGTGATGGTGGCGCAGAGAGTAGCTTACTAACAGCTAGCGTGAATACTATAATGGGTAATGTAGGTAACATTTGGTTAGCTGTTGATGAGGGTAGGACTATCCTCGCACAAAGCTTAATGTACTTGCAGTCGATTGATGAGCGACAAGAGCGTTGGCATAAGCCTATGTTGCAAGCATTCAATGATATACACGAATTGAAAGATAAGATGAGTAGATTGTAAACTTAATTTGTGCCATGTTAAAGTAAGAGGGGAATGCGTGATGCACTCTCCTCTTTTTGGGGGTGAAAGTTTTTGTTTTTCACAATATAGATAAGTGTTGTTAAACTGAGTGTTAATTTTTGGTAGAGTGGAAAATAATAGTTATCTTTGTGGTCGAATTTCAAAACTTATAAGGACATGAAGATATTAGAACCGAGATATGAAATCCTATCCCAAGGTGAGGGCATGGATGGAGTTTATAAACAGATAGAGTTGTGCGGTCGTACATGTTATGCGTCAAGTATGAAGATTGATAAAGACAGCGCAAAGCCTTTCGTTGAGCGTATGGTAGGCAGTAATCATCTTGCCATGTGTGAGCATGGAACGATTTACCTCCATGTTGCCTATGAAGAAGGATTTTTTGTACCGGAGTCTTTATTGGTCAAGCACTATCGTGAGAACAAATATTCAAAGGTGATGCAGATTGGCAGTGACTACTATATCACAACCAACTACAGAGTGATAGTTGAAAATAACTGGTTTGAGGATTTGGACTATATTTGCGAGCCTACGGAATGGCATGAGAAGCGAATAACAGTCCGTTTTACTACTCAGATTGCGGTAAGTAGAGAGGCTAACAGACATCGTGTAGATTCCGTAGCGGAACAAAGCACCCGATATTGCAACTATAGTAAAGATAAGTTCGGAGGCGAGATTGCTATCAACAAGCCAAAGTGGGTTAGCGAAAATGATGCGGTTAATCCATTGTCTTTTGATGGTGGAACATTTGTTGACCTATCAAAGAACATCGGTAGTTATGAACATTGGAGTCCGGTAGAAAAATGGTGGTTTGCAAATAGAGTATGCGAAATGATGTATTTGTCTTTGGTCAAGGATGATGGTCTTAAGCCACAGGATGCGAGAACAATACTTCCTCTTGATACCAACACGGAGTTGATTCATACCGCATTTGTAAGCGATTGGAAGCATTTCTTCGAGCTGAGAAGCCTTGGTACGACCGGAAAGCCTCATCCAGATATTGAGGTCTTGGCAACACCATTGATGAATGAGTTCAAGGAACGAGGTTTGATTTAATCGCTTATGAAGAAGAAAGCCAAGCAAATAGCCAAGGTGATGAGCAATGACGCTTTGGAGGTTGTTGCTCAGATGATTGTTGATGAGGCTAAAGGTGTGCGCTATGAAGTGTATGCTGATGGCTCTAGTAAGAACAACAAGTGTGGTTGCGGTTGGCTTGTGCTTCATAAGGGAGCGATTATCAATAGTGGGAAATATACATTTATCACAGCCAAAGTGAACGATTCGGTGAGAGCCGAAATAAGGGCGGTCATTCAAGCATTGGGTGATTGCCCTCCTTTGTGTTCTGTTGATGTATATGTGGATTGCCAAGTGGCTATAGAGAGAATACAGGCTTGCAAGTTAGGAGACTTACAGCCTATATATAATAAGGTAGCGAAAGGCAAGGTGATAAGATACCATTGGGTTAAGGCTCATAGAGGTAATATGTATAACGAAATGGTGGATTCTTTGGCTTTTTCTGCTACAGAAAGTTAATTTCGTGCCCACATATATAATAAGCGTTAAAATATAAAAGAAATACATTAAATAATTTGCATATTTCGATAATTCTTTGTATCTTTGCAATGTAATTAAGAAACAAGGTTACTAATTAAAAAGGTGAGACACACCGTAAAAACTGTGATTCGTTATGAATACTAGATTGAGTAAGAAAGAGACAATGGTTTATGGCAACATCGAAGTGATGGCTGATGTAATTGGTGGTAACAAGTACTTTACATTTGCTGAGTTGTATGATTTCGATTTGGATAATACCAAGGATGAGTTGAAAGAAATTTTAAACTCTTTGACTGAGAAAGGTTACTTGAAGAGTTTTCACGATTTCGACGAAACTTATCGAGTTTTAAAGTAAGAATAACAAAGGGGATATAAAATCCCCTTACAATATAAATTTAGAGCGTGAGACACACGTAAAACTGTATTGAAACAATGAAAAAGGTATTCACAATTGAGAATGCGTTAGCGTTTTTATTTGCTCTTGAAATAGTATCATTAATTTATTTTCTTGGATAGGGCTTATGCAGATTAAGTTTGGTAAGATAAAGTTTACTGCGGCTAAGTCCGAAAAAGGATGCCGCTTTGATGCTTGCTACAAAGGGGAGCATGTGGCTTTTGAGAGTGAAGATATGTCTTTGTATGATGATGTTTTTTCTGATAATAACAGAAGAGCAAAGGCTGCAAAGAGGGTGATTTACGAGAACATAAAGCATAAGTATTATGAGAACCATAGAGATTAGCGATTTCAACGCTGCTGATGAATTTATCGTAGAGGCAATGCTGCATGATGGCAAATTCAAGGTAATCGGCAAGGTTATTACGGACAACAATCTTCTGAATGATGATGATTTGGAAACCATTTGGGATTATGCCAACTGGGAGACGAACGGCTATGAAAAGATGGTTGTCTCTAATGGAGTGTACAAAGGCTTGAAAGCATTCAGCGATGGGCGTTTGTTCTATGTTATCACAGATGATGAGATTGGAGTGGTAAACGACAACATTATGGTACGTAAGCATTACGATGTCAACAATGGCTATTATATAAAGTCATCAAGGTTACACAAGGAGCAATCCAAGGATTTGTGGTGCTTTGGTAGTTGCGAGGCCATAACTAACGAATATAAGTCAAACATTTTACATGAAGTACTTTATGGCAAAGATGAACCATATAAAGCCTACCTTCCTTGAAGGCGGTGAAGTCTGGCATGATATTGATAAGTTCCCGATGCTAGACCATACAATTCTAGTAGAGTTGCAAGTAAAAGGCTCAGACGGATTGATTTACCGGACGCAAGATGTATGTGTTGAGCGTGCGGATAGGTTCGTACCTACGATGTCTTTTGTTCCTAAGCGTTGGGCGTACGCAATAGACTTAGCTCAATGTAAGCAACTTGAAGGATAAAAACAAAATACAAAATTAAGAATTAGCATATGGAAGAATCAAGAGGTGTTTACACATTACCTGTCTTGTATAATGAACAAAGTGGTAGAAATGAAGGTGTATGTGTCAGAAGTGAACTTGGAGTAGTTGTTGCAATTGACAATGAAGATGAGTTTAAAGGTGTTTTTTCAAAGGATGGTGAGGTGGATGTATTCAAGCAGTTACTATCACAAGAAGTGTATCGTTTCAACACAGAACACCATGCATTCCCAACTGAGCCTTTGATTTCTTACAAGATGGATGGCGACATTATCTTTGATTTCGTTGAAGTAACAATCGGAAAGATGTATGGCGGTTATGTTTATATCGTGCATTACAACTTTGCAAGCACGGCATCATAATAAACAAGTTTGATTATGACAGTAGTAAGAGAAAGATTAAAAATTGCGGCTCAGATTGAGGTGCTGGAAGATATTGCTATTGATTATAGGGGAAAGACTATAGATAACATCATCCAACAGCTAGAAGCGAGGTTGACTGCGTTGAAGTAAGTTCAAGTTTGAAGTTAAAAGTCAATGAGTGGTGGACGTTTTGATTATGCTCAGTATCGGATTGCTGACATATATACAAAGATAGAAGATTATGTTGATGGTCATCCATTGGATGAGGAAGACGAAAGATGCTTTCTCGAAGACCGATGGTTAGAAGAGGATGAAGACAAGTATGTTAGAAAACATCATCATACGATGCCTAACAGATATGGCTTATCTAAAGAGACTATCAAGGAATTCAAAAAGGGTATTGAACTTCTGAAGAAAGCTCAGGTTTATGCCCAAAGAATTGATTGGCTTCTTTCCGGTGATGATGGAGAAGATAATTTCCATCTACGTTTGAAAGAGGATTTGGCAAATTTAAAAAGTAAGAAAGGATAGATTATGAGTTGGAATTATCGCTTAGATACACCTATGATGCAATTAGCTGAAGAGGTGAACAAGAAATATGATACTGATGCAGGTAAGATGCTTCTTTGCACTTATCTCTTCATGGTATCAAGTGAAGAGATCAAGGACAAACAAGCTTTCTTTGATTGGGTAGAAGAGCTGAATAAGTCCTGTAAGTGCGATGCGGTAAGGGAGTACGTGAAAATCAACGGCAAAGCCGATTGGCTGCATGGTGGATTCAGTAAGCCGATTTACCGACACTATAAGGGCAATTTCTATGAGTACCTTGGTGAGGTTACTGATAGCGAGACTTCTGAAGCTAAGGTTGCGTATCAAGCAGTGTGCGGACAGCATGAAGTTTGGGTGCGACCAAAGGAAATGTTCTTTGGTAATGTTGAGGTAGATGGTAAGCCAGTTCCTCGATTTGAGAAGGTAGATTTAAAAGACTTAGAGAAACAAGCCGAGAAGAGCAATGGACAGAGAAAAGATTAAGAGCTTGTTAGGTCAAGCAATCTTGCGAGTGAATGAAGTCGTACCGGATTTCGAAGACTTGGACAAGGTTCTTCCTTTGCTTAGACAGTCAATTGATGAATTAGATAAGTCTGATTCGGGTTCAGTTTAAAAAGGGTGGAAAATGGCAAATAAGCAGACGATAAAACCAAAGGTAGTTCCCTTTGAGATAGCCAAACTTCTGAAGGAGGTTGGTTACGATGAGAAGATAGCAGAATTTTGGGCTTATGCTAGTCCTTGGACAGCAAAGGGTGGCATTCGTAAGGGTGGAAAATATAATGAGCATTACGGCAGTTATATTGCTTACTCCAATTCCGAGTGGGAGAAATCCAATATTGAGTTTTCTGCTGCCTTAAAGTTGAATAGTAAGCATCCGGCAATATCCGCTCCAAGCTATGATATGGTGCTTGATTGGCTTTTAGAGCATTTCGGTTATTATATTTGTGTTGCAAATGTCTCGAAAGGTAAGTTCTGCTGGCAAACTACATCATGGTGTGTAGAGGAAGGCTTGTGTCATACGGATGGTAAGGAATATTCCAGTAGATACGATGCAATGGATGCCGCATTCAAGAGTATCTTAAAGGCTCGCATAGATAATAAAGAAAACGAGGAAATCAAAAGACTTTTGGAGGAAATACAAGATGGAAAGACTTTATGATACTTTTGTACACGCAATAATGGTGAAGTTAGAAGCTCGTTTATATGTTGAACTCGAATGTGTTTATAAGGATATAACAAACAAGATTGTTGAGAAGAAAGGTAAACTCACCAACGAAGACGTAATTGAGTTTCAGAAAAAACTACAAGAAGTGTACGACACGAATGCTGCTATTCGTGAAAAGGTTACTGGCATTAAAGATTCAAAGAAATGTATCTTAACTAAAGAAGCATGTGAAGAGTTAATAAAGCGATTTAGCGTGATTTATATAAAAGAAGATGAATAAGCAAAGAATGATAGAGTGGATAGCCACTTGTGATACTGGTATCTCTTCAATGACTATGTGGAGTGCATTGATGGGGGTAAAACGAAAGAAAGATTTGGATATTCCTAAAGACAATAGTGACTTCCGTAGATGCTATGACATGGTAGAATACGGACACGTAACCTTGGATGAGCTACAGGTTGTAAAGAAGCAATATCCTTGGTTTGCTCCTGTTGTTGACAATTGGAAGGAATTGTCTCTTTTGTTTGAAGAAGAGTTGGACAAACGTTTGTATATACGAATCCGTCAGCTTTGCAAAGAGTCAGATGCTATCCGGTATGAGGTAAAGGGAGGACTTTATTATGAAAGGGGTTTTTGGTATAATGTTTAATTATTTAAAAGATAGAAAGAATGAATAAAGACAAATTAAAGGTCAGCTTTGAGATTGACCGCTACAAGGTAATTGGTATGCTTTCACGTAATTGTGAGAATGCTGAAGAGTACAACGAGATTATGGATATTCTTGAAGGCAAGAATGAGTTTGTGCGTGATGCGAATGGTAACGAGGAACTTGCAAGCCGCATTTGCAATTATGCTTTAGACTCTATCTTGGTTGAGAATCCAGATTTGGCTCTCCGTAAGCGTTTGGATAAGGAACAGAAAGGCGATGATGCTCCTGATGGAATTTCAAATGTTATCGAAATCAAAGGTGATGACGCAAAGAAACTTGTAGAAACCCTTTGTAGCATTCTCCACAAGGGTAAGTGATGTAAAATTCGTCAAAAGAATATAAATAAACACTAAAACACTTGCAAGTATAAGAAAAAATGCTTATCTTTGCATCGTGTTTGAAACAGATGGCCTTCTGAGAGGTCGCTTCTACCATAAGTCAAGACTTAGGAGTTTACGGCATGGTTTACACATTACCCAGCCCAGCTAGACTATAACAAGCAACTCTTATTAGGGTGAGAGACCCTAGTTGCTGCATTAGACAAGTGGTTAAGTCGCCAGCTTTTCACGCTGGTATTCAAAGGTTCGAATCCTTTATGCAGTACATACAAAATTGCCCTATGGTGTAATGGCAACACTACAGGTTTTGGTTCTGTCATTAGTGGTTCGAATCCGCTTGGGGCAACAAGGTGGAATTGGTATATGTTCCACAAAAGGTGCGATATTCAAGCGGTTAAAGAAGATAGACTGTAAATCTATTCCCATTGTGGGTTCGGTGAGTTCGAATCTCCCTTGCACCACGAGAACTTTTGTCATAATACGAGGAATGTAGCTCAGTAGTAGAGCACTTGGCTTGGTAACTAAGGGGGCGTTGGTGCGAATCCAATCATTCCTTTACGCTTTCGTAGCTCAGTGGCAGAGCATAGGATTTTTAATCCTAGGGTCGAAGGTTCGAATCCTTCCGTTGGCACAATGATACACAAGAAGAGAGCCGTGATGTTTGTTTTGTTGGAATCTCGGACATCTGTCAATGGGCAAACGTAGGATGCAGATGAGACGAATAAAGTTGTGAATAAGTCTATGAACTAGGGGAACAAGCGGAATGGCTCTCTATTGTGCTTCATTTGATGGTTTAACGAAAAATTGAAGAATATGAAAAGTCCGTTAAGAATGGCAGTCGCTTTAGAAAAGAACAACAAGGTATATCCAAAAGATGTACGGAAGTTCTTGATGGGATTGTACGCCACGCTGCATTTGACAGATAACGCAACGGCTAAAGATATGGAAAAGCTGGTATATTATGCTTTTCGGAATGGTTACCTACTAGGTGTTAAGTCTGAAGGAGGTGATGACCAAAAAGCGTATGACAGACTACCGGATTTGGGAGTAGAAGAAGATATTGGTGATGATTTAAAAAGATAGTCGATAAAAATTGGTAATTAGTTAGTAAAGTTTTTTAGGCTTTGGTGTGTGAACATCGAAGCCTTTTACATATATAATAAGGTAAAATAAAAGCTGAAATGTTAACAAGACTCATATAGCAGTTACGAAAGGTTAAAATACGAAAGAAAAACATTAAAAAACTTGCATGTTTCAAAACTTATTCGTATCTTTGCATCGTCAATCAAGATAAGTTGGTTGATTTGCCGAGTGACAAGTTTCACTCAATAAGGTGAGAGCGACACCAAGGGGTAAGACCCGAAACAACTAGCACAATTGATTATGTCTAAGCAGACTGGTTTTTCATTCGCAAGTTCAAAGAAGTCATTAATCGAGACTATTGACGAAATCAAGAAGTCAAAGATGCCTCGCAACGAAAAGATTGTTGCATTGAAGGCTTGCGGTCTTCGTGAGAAAGAAATCTCCGATATGTTGAAGGTTTGTGTGCCAAGCGGTTCAACTTCAACGAGATTCGTTTATACATTCGGTGTTGAGATAGAATGTGTTCATGCCGAGCGCAATGCCTTGATAGAGGCAGGTCGTCAGAATGGTGTTGATATTCATTCTGAGGGCTATAACCACACCGACAACAAGAGTTATTTCAAGATTGTTAGTGATTCTTCAGTTGGTGGTGATATAGACCCTAACGAGGTTGTAAGTCCGGTATTGAATGGCAATACAAATGGTATGGCAACCTTAAAGAAGGCTATCAAGTCTTTGGATGCCGTAGGTGCAAGAGTAAATTCTACTTGTGGTCTTCACGTTCATATTGGTGCAGCAAAGTTGACAGGTGAGCAGTATGTTAACGTCTTCAAGAATTATCAGAAACTTGAAAGATTGATTGATAGTTTCATGGCTCCTTCAAGAAGAGGTAATTGCCGTTGGGCAGCCAGCTTGCTTGACAAGGATTTCACTAATTGTCACAGCAATCAAGATATTAGATTCGATGTCTTTCATGGAGATAGATATTATAAGGTCAATGCAGAGAGCTATACACGTCACAGGACAATCGAGTTTCGCCAACATCAAGGTTCTACCAATTTCAAGAAGATAGAAATGTGGGTGAATTTCTGCGCAAAACTTGTCGGTTGGTCTCGCAATAATGTCTTTGCTAGTGAGGTTATGAATATCGAAGATATACCTTTCTTGAATAAAGAAGAGAAGGCTTTCTTCCAGAGTCGTAAGGATGCATTTGCAACCAATAACGATTAATTAATGTAGTCCTAGGGTAAAAGCCCTAGGACACAAAGAAATCAAAGTATTATTAAGAAAAAGAAAGGGTAAAGATATGTGTGTTATTATTGTATGTCCGAAAGGTGTTGCTTTGCCATCCGTAGATGAGCTAAAGGCTGCGTATATGAGAAATCCAGATGGTTGCGGTTTTGTGAGCGAGTCTGACCATTACAAGAGTTTGCATTTCTCTACATTTATCCGTAGATTGATGAAGCGAGATATAAATGAGAATGTAATCATACATTTCAGATTTGCTACACATGGTTCTGTCTGTGTCAAGAATTGCCATCCATTCTACAAGGCAGGTTATTGGTTCGCACATAATGGAGTGCTCCCGATTTGCTCCGAGCATGATAAAACAGATAGTCAAATTTGCTTTGAACGTTTCATTTATCCTACTATCAAGAAATATGGTTGGGGTTCTGATGAACATATGAAAGAAATGAACAAATGGACAGCTCATGGTTCTAAGTTTGCAATGTTGCATAATGGTGAGATTGTGAAGTCCGGTAAATTCATAGAGCGTGATGGACGGTTCTATTCTAATTTGAATCATTTGGGTTATATGAGAAATGTAATAAACTTTTAGAAGATTAATGTTTAGGTTCTTTTTATTCGACAAGCGTCAGATGTCCGTGAGGATATTTGGCGTTTTTTTTTGTTATATAAGGAGTTCTATTTTGCGTAGCTATTAATTTTCGTTTATGTGATGAAATAGCCTTAAATCGCTTAGAAATGCCGTTATTACTCACTTTTGCTTAAAAGTGAGATACTTGCAAATGGTTTAGTGCATTTATTATTCTTTTCGTATTATCTTTGCACTAGTTTTAACAAATATATCGAAAGAATGAAAGATAAAATTTTCCAGTTACTAAAACAAGAGTATAAGTCTCTTGGGTTAGGTGATGAAGTTCTTCAGGCACATGCCGAAATGCTTGATAAGATGGGGCTTGTTACTGATGACAACATCGAGACAGTGGTTGCTAGTCAAAAGAGTTTTTTGGAGTCCTTGCAAAAGGACAATGACCGCAGAGTTACCGATGCCAAGAAAAAGTTCGAGGAGGCACAGAAGGCTAAAGAAGATGCTGAACGCAAGGCTGCTGAAGAAGAAGCTAAGAAGAAAGCTGACGAAGAAGCCAAGAAAGCCGCTGAAGAAGCCGAAAAGAAACGCTTGGAGGAATTGGCAAAGAAAAACGAAATGCCGGATTATCTCAAAAAATACTTTGAAGAGCAAGCAGCAGAGAAGAAAGCTTCAGATGAAGCAAGAACCAAGGAACGTGAAGAGTTCAAGAAACTCGTTGAGACCTTGACTCAGAAGAACACAGACCAAGCCAAGACTTACAACGAACAGATGGAGGCGCAAAGCAAGACCATTAAGGAATTGCAAGAAACTATCCAAAAGCAAGCTGAGGAGGCTAAGGCTAAGGAAGAGGCTGCTGCGAAGGCAAAGGCAAAGGCAGACCACGATGCGAAGATTTTATCAAAGGCTAAGGAGTTGGGCATTCCCGAAAGTCGTATCAACGAGGGTTTCACCTTGAGCGATGATGCTACAGATGAAGCTATCGAAACATACCTCTCCAAGGTAGCGAACAACTACAAGGCGTTGCAACAACCACAATTCGGGGGCAGCTATCGTGCTAGCGAGGGCGAGCCAACAAAGGAGGACGTTGACAATGTAGCCGCATCATTAGTTCGGTCACTTTAAAAATTGAAAAACATGAATCAGGAATTGAAGACTACAAAAAAGCAAATTGTCTTTGGTGAGGATTCCGTCATTATCCAGAAATGGGAAGGCGACATCAAGGGCGGTCGTGCTTTGGATTGGACAGGCGTAAAAGATGAAGTTCTTTACGCAGGTCGTGTTATCGTGACAGATGGTAAGGGAACTTACAAGCCATTGCCTATTGAAACAGGCAACTATAATGCTTTGGGTACTGCCAGTGACCCATTGGAGCATTACAAGTATGCGGGTGTTCTCTATCGTTCCATTCTGAACGGTGAGCCAGCGGCAATTATGACGGCTGGACAAGTTAACAAGGTAGCAGCTAAGGCTGCAAATGGTGCAGACTATCCGGATGCGTTCCTTACAGCTATGCCAAAGATTGCTTTGGTTAGCGATGAGGATGCAAACAAGTTCGACGAGTCTGATGCAACAATGGACAAAGACTAAAAGAAGGAGGATAACAGATGGAAAAATCACTTTATATTCAGTTGGTCAATAAATACTTCCCACAACTTGTTGCAAGTGTAGTAGAGAAGTTGAACGGCAAGAATCAGACTGCATTGACCTATATGTACCGAGACCACTTGACTAACACATATAGTCAGGACGGACGCTGGGCATCAATTACTGCGGAATACACACGAGTTGCTGCTGATGTTGTATCAATGGATGCAGAACTTCCATTGAAGAGCCGTGATAAGGTTTCAACCGCTGAGGGTCAAATCCCAAAGGTTGGTATGAAGCTTTACATGTCAGAGAAGCAGCTTAAGGATTTGGATAACATGATTGCGCAACGTTTGCCTCAGCCACAGATTTTGCGTAACTTGTTTGCAGACCTTCCTCGTTGTATTCAGGCGGTTTACGAGCGTATTGAAGATATGTTCCTCAGTGAGCTGTCAACAGGTGTAGCTTTGGCGACTCGTTCCGGTGGTACTGGTGTCCGAGTTGATGTAGGTTTTGCCGAGAAGAACAAGTTCGGTCACGGTGCTAAGGCTTGGGACGCAGAGGATGCAACCCCACTTGATGACATCCAATTGGTTTACGACAAGGCGATGGACGACCAAAATACCATCACTACTTGTTATCTTGATGATTACACAATCAAGTTGCTTGGCAAGAACAAGCAGGTTCGTGCTCAGTTTGCCTTCAATCAAGGCATTGCACTTAGTGGGGATAACAGCAACATTCCTATTTTGAGCTTTGAGCAGATTGCGTCTATCTTTAGAAATAAGTGGCAGACCAACTTGGTACGTGTAGCCCGTACAATCAAGACCGAGATTAACGGCAAGAAGGGAACACACAACCCTTGGGCTAAGGGTCACATGACCTTTACATGCTATGATAACCTTGGTGATTTGTTCTGGACTAACGTAGCCGAAGCTACAAGACCAGTTGCAGGTGTTACTTATCAGTCAGCCGATGAGTATATCTTGGCTAGCCGTTATTCTACTAACGACCCACTCCGTGAGTTCACTAGCTCACAAGCAATGGTTGTTCCTATCTTGAATAACGTTGATGCCATCTACTCTTTGGACTCAACACAAGCGGTAGGTTAGGCTTATGAGAGGTGAGGTAATTAGTCCGTTCCGTGATAAGTTCCATTTTAACACCATCTATGAAGTTGGTGCAATCTTGGACTTTGACGAAGAACGCATGAACTCCCTTATCGAACGTAAGCTTTGCAAGATGTTGGAGGTGCAGGATGATAACCATTCTGCACCTCTAAAAGACGATAAGGAAATTAAAGATACTCCTAAAAAGGAAGTCTTGAATGATGGAAAAGAAAATCCTGTAAAGGAAGAAGAAAAGAAGTCAGAAGAGACACCTAAGAAGGAAGTTTTGAAGGAGAAGAAGGAGAGCAAGCCTAAAAAGGAGAAAACCTCAAAAAAGGATGCTGCCGAGTCAACCGAAGAGAATTCCCAAAAGGAGAATGTAGAAGAAGAACTTGACGAAAAGACTAAGAGCGAGCAGGAGGCTGCAAAGAAAATCGCTGAGGCTATGAGTCAGGCTCAGAAATAAGGATGTCACATGAAGATAAGAGAATACATTTCGCAGAAGTTGCGTGCTTGGAACATTACCGATGCCCAATTGGAAGATATATCGTCAGGTATAGACCTTGACGAAGAATATACGTCTGATAATTCCCAGGTTGTAGGCAAGGCAATGATTTCCGTAATCGAGGAACTTATGCTTGCCCCATATATGAGCAATGTGAATGAAAATGGATTCTCTGTCTCTTGGGACTATTCTAGGATAGGACAATACTATATGTGGCTTTGCCGAAAATATGGTGTTGCTCCGGATAATGAAGTGGTGGCAGCTTTAGGGCTTTCCACTATCACGGATAAGTCTGATATTTGGTAAATGTCTAGGTTATGTTATATTCCCCTCATATATTAAAGAAGAAGTTCGTGAATAAGGTTGTCAACAAGTACAACGAGGTCATTAGCTCTTCTGAGGAATGGAAAGAAATGGGGCGTTGTCGGTGCGATGACAACTCTACCGAGCATTTCACTACCGATAATGGTAGCATATATACACCGAAATATCATATTGTTTGTGACAAGTGCCAGATTTCCGAAGGTGATGAAGTCAAAGTATATTCCGATGATGGAAGTTACCGAGGAGGTGGAAAGGTCTATAATGCCCCTAAGTGCAATTATCTTGGTTATATGAGTATCTATGTCTGATGTTATAAAGGATAAGCTAGACGCTTTCTTTGCGCAGGGAGAAAGGGAAGTTGATGAGTTTCTTGACAGGTTATGTAAAACATCCGTTGAGCTTAATAAGACTAACGGAAACTACCGAAACCGCACAGGTAATCTCAGAAGGTCTAACTATAGTAAAGTACATGACCACACCTTGACCCTTGGCAACAAAGCGGAATATGCGTCTGATGTTTCCTCTAGGGGGTATGATGTTATAGATTCGGGTATTCAGTATATCAAGAAAGAAATCGAAGATATGCGATGATAACAGAAATAGATGCTGGTCATGTAATCTATGATGACTTGGAACTTATGGGATTGGAACGAAGACTGAAAGGACATCTGACAAAGGGTGGACTTGAAGGGGAAAGACCTATGGTCGGTGAGAAGATTCCTGATGAAGGCATGATAGTAATCATTCCTAAGCGCATGAGTGCAGACAAGACATATTTCAACGATTGTACTATAGAGGTAAACATATTGCTCAAAGATATAGAGGGCGAGGCTAATCCTCAATTGAACGAGCTTTTAAAGAAGGCTATTCAAACCCTGTCCGACAATGAGGTCGGAAAATTTGAGGATGTATGGTATCGTTATTCTATCCGCTCCCACGGCATAGAGCAAGAGAGTAGGTTGAGTTGCCATTACGCAAACATTACTATTGATTTTGAAACATTAAACGTAACATAAGATGAAACCATTTATTGGAATCAAGAGAATTTGGTATGGTGCTCCTCTTACCGAGGCAAATACACCTGCCAAGTTGGCTGCATGGTTGAAAACCGCTACAGAGGTTAAGAACAGCCATGAGGGAACATGGGGATATTCTCAGGATGACCCTAGTGTTACCGAGTACAAGAACGAACTGAACGGACAGGTTTACTATCGTGACAAGACCGATGAGGGTGCTAAGACAATTACATTCTCTATTGGTGTCTTTTCATGGAAGAATAAGGTAGACTTGCAGGGTGGCAAGATGTATGATGCAACAGGCGCAGAGACCACAACGGAGACAGACGCAGTAGGTTGGTCTTCTAGCCAAGATTTGGCAAACATTAACAAGTGTATTGTTGCTCAGACCAAAACAGGAAACTACATCGTTTTCTCAAATGCGGCTATCGTAGCCAAGGGAGACCAGCAGGACAAGAATATCACTTTGGGTATTTCTGCCGTTGCTATGGAAAGTGAGACCGATGGTGTGGCTGGCGAGTACCAATGGGAAGGTTCTGCGGTTGTGGAACAGGGATAAGAAGACATAGGCAACAAATGATAGAGGGGGATGGTGTTAAAGCCGTTCCCCTTTTTTAATATTCAGAACCATGAGTAAGGCAAGTAAATTAGTTGCGGATGCAATTCTTGGAGAGGACTCCGTAACAATAATGGTGAATGGAAAGACTTATTGTATTTCACCACCTACAATTATAAAATTGGTCAAGGCGGCTAAATACCTTAATAGTTTTGAAGAGGGCAAGACCTTAGCGGAAGTCTTAGGCATGCTTAAGAATTTGTATGATGCTTGTAAGGCGTTGTCCATATTCATACAAGGCGATGAATCCATTAGTGATGAATTATCTAAAGGAACGTTTGAAGAGGTTGTCAATGGCTTACAAACGGCTTATTCCTTAATCTCTATAAAGGATTTTCAGACGCTATCAATTTTGGCGAAGAGTGCGGCAAGGATGATAGCAAAACCACGACCATAGGTAACGATACACTCTTAGGGCAGATTGCATCTTTTATGGATAGTCTGCACTTATCTTACCAAGAAGTCGTGAAAGAGATACCTTATAGAAATTTATTACTGATGGCAAAAGACAAGCAAAGAGTAGCATGTGGTGATGTAATGTATGAGGTAACGGAAGAAGAGTTTGGAATGAACTTCAAAAAAGGATAAGTTTAAAATAATGCAAACAAAGCATTAAAAGCACTAAAACATTTGCAAGTTAGCGAGATATTATTTATCTTTGCAAGCGCAGAACAAAAAAGGATAAAATGGCGATTTAAGAAATTGATAAGATATTAGAGACACGAAACCCGATGGACTATACCGAAAGGCAGTCCGAGTCACTATTCCTTTGACTTTGCAATCGGTAGTTTCGTGTTTTTGTGTTTAAAATAAGATGCAAGACGTAAGGTTGATATTCGAGATACTGGTTTCCATGTTGCTTTGCGTTTGTCTCATATTGCTTGCTGTAAGTAGATATAGGCAAAAGAAAAAGCGTGAAGAACCGGAGCGAAAGGAAATGGACTTGATAGACTTCTTTTCTTTGGGAGGAGTTGCCTATTATTGGAACAAAGGTGGTAAGCAGCAGAAATGCTACACATACGAAGAATTTCTGAAAATCAAAGCTGACTACGTTGAGCTTTGGTTGAATCAGAATAGATATATTTTTAACTCTCAATTAGATAGCGATGATATATAAAGTATATGTTTTGTTTCCGACAATAGTTGTATCAGATAGTATTGTCGGTATAGCTTGGCTAGGAAAGGTCTTTGGCTGGCGATATGGAAAGAACAAGAAAAAGAGCAAGAATGTGTCCTTAATGATAGGATATAACACAGGAATGTCTCTTAAGTCGAAAATAGACGATAACGCAGCGGATGATTATTTAAGACGCATTGCCGAAGAAAATAGAATCTAAATTCAAGGGTTAGAGTCCCTTTTTTACAACCATATTACTTGTGGTTATTTTTATACATCGGTTTTTATTAACGATTGTTTTTTATGGTAGATAAATGTATAAAAACGAGCACAAGTTCCCTTATAGATGGACTAAAAAAGATGCTAATTTCACAAAAGACAAAGGTAAGGTGATGTCTTGCTTTTGTTGTGGAGGTGGAAGTTCCTTTGGCTACAAACTAGCTGGCTACGATGTTGTAGCCTGTAATGAGATAGACCCAAAGGTTATGAAGATGTACTTGAAAAATCACGATGTCAAGTACGCTTTCAATTGTGATATTCGTGAGTTGATTACCAATATCAATATGGGGGGGCATATTATGAAAGAAGAGCTTCATAATTTGGATATATTGGATGCTAGTTTCCCTTGTTCGGTATTCAGTATTGCAGGTGACCGCCAAAAGGCTTGGGGAAAGGAAAAAGTATTCCGAGAAGGTCAGAAGGCGCAAAGGCTTGACGATTTGGCTTTCTACTCAATCGACCTCGCTAAAGAACTAAAGCCAAAGGTAGTAGTTTTTGAGAATGTTCAAGGTTTATTACAAGGTGAAGCCATCGAGTACGTAAAGGAGATTTATAGACAGATGAATGATGCCGGATATATCTTGCAGCATTGGCTTCTCAATGCACGTAACATGGGTGTTCCTCAAAACAGACCTAGGGTATTCTTTATTGGGTTACGTAAAGACCTTTGCGAGCCGTTTATGGTTCAAAAGGATTTGTTCGAGCGAGTGCCTAAGATAGATATGGACTTCAACGAGAAAGAAATTGTCTTGGATGAGTTCTCTGACTATTGTGGAAGGCAAATTCCTAAAGGAATGATGAAGTATTGGGAGCATAGAAATGAGAAAGATAATTCTATCGGTGATATTGTCAAGCGGATGGATAATCGTCTTTCTATGTTCAATAACATGTTTCTCAAAAAGAACAAGGTATGCAATACCATATCAGCAATGGAGGATAGACTTGTGTATTATGATAATCCAAGTTATCTTTCAGCACATGATACGATTTTAGCATCAACATTTCCGATGGATTATGACTTTAATGGCATGAAACCTTGGTTTGCTTGCGGAATGTGTGTTCCTCCTGTTATGATGGCTAATGTAGCTACAAGAATCTGGGATTGTTGGTTGTCAAAGATTAAAAAGGAGGAATGCGCATGATAACAGCAAGTATGACTTCGGGTGAGATGCGTAGAGTACGAAACTTAGATGAAACAAGAATCTATGAGTTTCAGATGCGAAAAGCTAATGAGCTTAAACGTGAAATGAGAAAGCAGAACGTACGACAAATAACAAAGACCTTTGAGCTTGCTACACCGAATGCCGATTATCTCATCGTTGTAGGTGTAAAACATGGCGATGTATTTGCTTCCGGTTTGTTCATTTATCTGAAGGAAACCAACGAGTATATTCCTATGAGTAGAAACGAGGGGTATAGCGAAGATTGTTTTGCTATGAGCGTTCATTTTCTGAAGAGATTTGCAGAAAGGTTTTTGAAAAAAGACTTACCGATTGCCAAGATATTGCAAAAGATATATACATCGTTTACGGGTGCAGTTCAGCTCTATAGTGATGACAAGACAAGAAGAGTGGTATTTGCTATTCCGGAAGGGCTTATACTCACAGAATACGAGCAAGAAAAGCATATCATCCACTACAAAACCTTTGTAAGCATGGATATGCTAAAGAAGACACAGAAGCGAAGTTACGAGAAGATAAGTGCATTTCTCATGGAATCTTGTCAGCAAATAGCTAAAGCAAGAGACACCGGAAATGACGAAAGGCTGTGCGTTGTGTACAGAAGGTTTTACAATGATATTGATTTGCTAGATACAAAGGAGGCGCAAGCCGTATATTCAAGTTTCTTTGAAAAAGGAGGTAACAATGAAAGATAAAAGTATAACAAGGTTTCTTGGTGATATAAAGCCTATAAAGAATTACGAAAGGTATTATGTTAGCAAGCTGGGACATGTTTTTACTATTGGGAGAACGTCTCAATTAAAGGAAATCGCACCTTGCAAGACACCAAAAGGTTATCTGAAGGTATGGCTTTACAAGAACGGAAAGCGCAAGATGTTTTATATACATCGTTTGGTAGCTCAGGCTTTCTTGGAGAATCCAGAAGCGTTTCCAATGGTGAATCATAAGGATTTCGATAAGACGAATAACGATGTAGACAACTTGGAGTATTGCACCGCAAGATACAATGTGATTTATTCTGCTATAGCAAAGAAAACCTCTTCCGAATACTTGGGTGTGACTTGGAATAAGAGTGTAAGAAAATGGCAAGCGCAGTATCAGATAGGTAAAAAGAAAATATATATAGGTTGCTTTGATACGCAAGAAGAGGCTCATGAAGCTTATGTTAACGCTATAAAAGAGATTTGATATGCTTGAATTTGATAGAATATACAATTCCGACTGCATAGAAGGAATGAAACAAATAGAGAGCGGGAAAGTAGATTTAATTGTTACTGACCCACCATATTGTATCTCCTATAAGACCGGATGGAGAGCAGACGACCATCGTTTCTCTAAGGAAATACTCAATGACGATAATGAGCAATTGATTATTGATTATATGAGCGAATGCTACCGAATTTTGAAGGATGATAGTGCTGCTTATATCTTCTGTAGTGCCAAGACCTTGGACTTTTTTATGCAACAAGCGAGGCACGCAGGGTTTACCATTAAGAATGTGCTCATTTGGCGAAAGAACAACCATACGGCTGGAGATTTAGAGGCGCAATATGGTCAATGTTACGAGCCAATCTTGTATTTGAATAAAGGCAGACGAACCATAAATGGCAAGCGTTTGGAGGACGTATGGGACTTTGATAGAGTTCCATCAGATAAATTGGTACATCAGAACGAGAAGCCAATCCCCTTGCTTATGCAATGCATTTTGAAATCATCGGACGAAGGCGACTTGGTGTTTGATGGTTTTATTGGTTCAGCAAGTACAGCTTTGGCGTGTTTGAGAACGAACAGGAAGTTCATCGGTTTTGAATTGGATGTTGATTATTTCAAGGTGGCGCAAAGAAGAATTAAGGAAGAAATGTTTAATCAAAAAGATATGTTTGGATATGATGGAACTGAATAATATATACCAAGGAGATTGTCGAAAGCTTTTGAAACTGATTGATAGCGATAGCATAGACCTCGTATGTTCCGATGTGGCTTATCCGGTTCAGTCTAGGGGTGGCTCAGGGAGTATGGGAGGATATTGGACGGAATCTCAAACAAGAAAGGGCAAGATATTCAAGAATAACGATATTGATATTTCGGACTACATCAATGATTTGTACCGGATATTAAAGGACAGGTCGCATTGCTATCTGATGTGTAATGATTATAATTTAATGCACTTTCTTGATGTGGTCGGAAAAAGTGAGTTCCATTTTACCAAATGCTTAATATGGGATAAGTGCGCAAAAATATGTGGCCGCTATTATATGGCACAGAAAGAGTATATCATCATGCTACGCAAAGGTGGTGATAGACCGATAAATGAATGTGGTACATCTGATATTCTGAGTGTTCCTATTCCAACGAACAAGCGCAAGGATAAGGATGGTTTGATTAATCAGACTGAAAAACCAGTAAAGTTGATGGAGATACTAATCAGAAACTCGACAAATGTTGATGATGTTGTTCTAGACCCATTCATGGGGAGCGGTACAACGGCAAGAGCTTGCGTAAACCTTGAAAGAAAGTATATAGGCTTTGAAATAGACCAGCGTCAAGTAGATTTTGCCAATAACGAATTAAAGAATATGAGTAGGCAGTTAAGTCTGTTTTGAAACTATGGATATGTGCAAGGTGTTTTGTTGCAATCCTGTTGTAAGAAATGGGAATAAAGAAACAACGGATGCTCTTATAAGAGCTATGAGAGACGAAGCCTTAAAACGAGGGTTGGTACGTGATGAATTGATAGATTTTTGCAACCAATTCATAAGAGAGGGCGAAATCAAAGCTTGTATAGAGCATTTGCTAGATAATTTCAAACGTTATTTTTGGAGGTATCATTGATATGAGAAGAAGAAAGTTGAACAAGTCTCCAGTGCTAGGCTTCTGCGGATTTGTTATCGGTTACGAATGCAAGGAAAAGGGAATAAAGCTGATGGAGTGCGATAAGGCGCAAGCAGATGCAATCATAGTTCCTCATCACTTTTCACACAAGGTAACGAAGAATAGTTGCTTGAATCTTTTGGTATTGTATAAGGATAAGATAAGGGGTGCAATGCAAATAGGGTATGGAATCCGACCGCACATCAAGACTGAAAAGGGCGAAGTGTTGGATTACCATCAAGTGAGGGAATTTGACAGAATGTGGCTGTCTGATGATATGCCAAAGTTTAGCGAGACGATTTGCCTATCTCTCTTGCATAAGTATATTAGGGCAACACATAAGGAAATCAAGTACCTTATATCTTATGCCGATACGTCCATAGGTAATAAGGGAACTATATATAAAGCTGCAAACTATGAGCATATTGATACCATTAAGGCAGATTTCTATGTATTACCAAGTGGTGAGCGTGTGCATCCGGTTACTATGTGGCATCGGCACAAGACAAGAACATGGGAGGTTCTAAAGGAACTATACCCAGGAATAAAAAAGGCAGAAGGGTTTCAACTTAAATTTCTGAAGAAGTTATGAAGAAAAGAAATAAATGTATTCCTTGTCATTTGCATCCAGATCCTGAGCATTGGTTTAGAAAAGGTCAATCTTGGAAGGCGAAGGGCGCTTATGAAAGCGAGGATGATGCTTGGGAGTTTCTGAATCAGAATCCGAAGTTACGGGCACAAGGTATGGCGGTGTATCGGTGTAGGATATGCAACAAATATCATATAGGGCACAAGAACAACAAATAAAAAATATAAACAGCAATGATAGTAATAAAAATCAAAACATGGAAAGACTGGAAGAAGGACTTTCTTGATTGGGTGCAAGAACCTCGACGCAAAACTTGCAAGGATTTTGTAGACTATATGGAGGCTTTGCAAAATCGTGTTCTCTACAAAATAATAGCCGATACTTGCGATAAATACGGCAATATGCGTGAGGGGCAAATCCAAGACATCACAGAAGCAGTCGAAAAATGCGTGGCTGAGTGTGCTAAAGAAGCACGCAAGTTAATCGATGAATGTCAGCCCGTAAAATTCTTCTAAGGCTGTAACTCTCATTACAAGCAACACAAACTCTACACAACAAGCGCAGTCAGCGTTATTTTAAAACATAAATAGTTGAAAATATGAAAAAAGAAGATAGACTTAAAATATATCGCAAATACGATGGTCATTGTGCTTATTGCGGCAAGAGTATAGAGTATAAGGATATGCAGGTTGACCATCTTGTTCCGAAGAATCGAGGGTGTTACTCTCGGTGGAGCAACAAGGCGGGAAAGTTTGTCGTATCCCATGGCGATGATTCCATGGAGAACTATATGCCATCTTGCAGGTCTTGTAATCTTCGTAAGCGTGATATGAGTTTGGAACAATTTCGCTCAGAGATTACTAAACAGGCTAAAGGATTGCTTAATGGTAAGGCTTCTTTCCAAGTAAAGATGTCGCTTGCTTATGGGTTAATCGAAGAGCACTTTGATAGACAAATTGAGTTCTACTTTGAGAAATTTAAATAGTTGAGAATATGAAGAAGTTTAAGAAGTCGATAGAGATTAGCACTGAGAATATTTCAGACGTTCTTCAAGTGCCAATTGTTACAAGTTTATACAAGACTAAGAATTTTAAAAATCCTTGTCTTGAAGGTCGTAGCGTTCCTTATGATACTATAGCATTGATGTATGTTCATATCGAAGGCTTTGATAGCGATTTTTGTATTGACCAAGGCAACATTCTCGCTCTTGATATTTGCGATACTTGGTATGCTTTTTCGAGGCGTGGATGGGATAAACATAAAAACGATGAGGTATGAAGAAAAAAGGATATTACGAATACGACCAGCCCATTTACCCACACTTATTGTGTGTTGGGGTTGGGTTGCAGTTTGAGGATGCAAAGAAAGCATTCTTGAATAATGATGGTACGGATATTGAAAAGTACGATTTTTTTAATGGTGATGGATTTACTTATTACGGACTTCACATAAGAGAAACAGGAAGAAAGTGCGTTCTTGTTTTATTCAGTAGCAGTAAGGCTATGCGTATGAATGTAATTTGTCATGAGGCTAGTCACGCTTGTGATGCTATCGAGGGTAATATTGAAATGAAACATGGTGGAGAACCATCTGCCTATCTGATAGGTTGGATAGCATCATGTATCAATAAGGCTCGTTTGGGAATTGGAGATTTCGTTGAAATCGTAGATAAGGAAGAAAAATAGCCCAAAGGCAAAATACCTATTTGGGTTTACCCCATCACTATATATAATAATGTAGTGGTGGGGATTTTTGTGTTAACGTCAGCAAATTATTTGTTCATACTATTATAGAGTGTTAAAGGCTATAAGAAACACATTAAATAATTTGCATATTTCGAATATTCTTTGTATCTTTGCATCGTAATTAAGAAATAAAGGTTACTAATTAAAAATGGTGAGACACACCACAAAAACTGTAATAAGAAAATGAAAAAGTTTTTTGAAAACTTATCTGAAAAGTTTAATGATGCGGCTTTTGAGGCGCAGCTTGATGATTTTACTTGCGAGTTTGATGCTATTAACAAACCTGCTGAAATCGTGGTGTCCGTTAAGAGTAGAAAGGTTATCCATTCATATGGAAATATTTCTTCTTATCCATATTACAATGTAGATAAGATTAATATCTATAATGAAGACGGAGAAGACGTGTCTTCAAAATATCCTTTGTTCTGCCAAAGAGTTAAGGATTGCGTGCCTTCTTATAAAGATGTAGAGAATGACTTGATGGAGGCAAATATGAGCGATACCGAGCTTTATTTCGGCTCAGAGGATAATTATTTGCATTACAAGTATGGTAACTAAATGGTTTGGATATGGAGTACGAAAATAAGTTTGTAGGTCTTTCATCTGTAATGAGTCACGACCTTGAAATATTAAGGTATGAACTAGAGTATGGATGGAAATTGGCTCTTATACCAAATGATGTGTGGTACAACTAATTACTTTTAAAATTTCAAATTATGGCATATTATAAAGTTAGTGTAGATGTATCGGATTTATTCGATGATATGCTCGTCCATGCACAGAAGAGTTTTCTTATTGACAAGTTTTGCTCTTTAGCAACAGACCAGCAGATAGAGGTAGTAAGCGAAATGCTGGAGAACCTAAATGGCGACCAAGTAGCTAAAGTTATAGAAGACGCTTTCGATAACTTGCATGAGCAAGGTCAAGAGCAAGTAATCAACTATGTGAACGAATAAGGCTATGATGTCCGATAAACAATATAGAGTTGCTCGCAAGGGTGTTGTTGAGCAACTTAAATTAGCTCAGAGACTACATTGCAAGCACATGGAGCAGAAGTATAAAGTGGCTTTGGAGAAGTTAGAGAAACGCTTCTTAAAGCCGGATGCTGTGGGCTGCTTCGATTTGGGCGCAAGGGTATCAAATAGTTATTATCATCTTTAAATGGTTAAGGGTATGGAAAAGAAAGAATATTCTGTTGTCGAATTTATTCAATATCTCAAAGATAAGCCATATATTAAGCTTTATAAAGCAGCTCGTTTAGCTGAGATTAATATGAGAAGAGAAATGAGAATATTGCGATATTCCCCGTTTTATTTAGATAGAGAATAGATGTATTAAAATAAAGGTTATGGGAACAAAAGTAGAAGTAAGGACTATTCCTTTGCATGGATTGTTCATCCATAGCAAGCAGGTTTGGCGGTCACTCGGTAAGCTTAGAGCTGAAAGCCATTCTACGACAGCGCAAAAGGTGTTTATGAATGAGCATGATACCGAGGTATCAACTGAGAATGCTGATTTCATTGATGGCTTGAAAGTCACTCCTTATGATGGTGAGCTGCCAAAAATATCAAAAAACGTTGGTAGTATGAGTTACTACCAGTATTGTTTAACGCAAAAATTGGTTTAGTTATGGAAGATTTATCTATTGGCTCAGAAATCGTCTTGAAGGTAGTTGAGGCAGAGAAAGAACAATGCAATGGTTGTTTTTTCGATGAGATATGTACTGGCATTTATGAAAAAGTTTGTGGAGATTTCAAGTGTGTCGCAATCGACAGAAAAGACGGAAAGGCTGTTCAATTTAAAAGAATAAAGTGATATGGAGATAAAAATTAATATAGCGGCTATTTTAAAGGATAAACCGCAAGGAACTAAGTTGTATGACTGGTTGCATAATATAGATGTAGAGTTAGATACTATCAGTACTACAGATACAGAAACAGTAGTCTGGTGTACGAATGAGACTAATAATAATACTACTTGCCATCGTGGTTATTCCGAATTTGGTACAGAAAGAGGTTATCCTGATGGCTTACAGATTCTCTTTCCTTCAAAGGAAATGCGTGATTGGTCTAAATTCGCTTGGAAGAAAGGAGATGTGCTTGTTAGTAAGCATGGAACTAAAGAGGTTATCTTTGATGGTTTCGATGATGACTATTATGTCACTTTCAAAGGTAAGCACGCATTAGAGACTATAGAAGGAGAGTCAGAGTACAAGGGTGAATCAGATGATGGCTATAATTATTTTTATACAGAGAACTATTATCTTGAATCTGAGGATGCTGCCCAGACTTACATCAATACTCTAGAGAAGATATTGGGTGGCAAACTCAATCGTGAGACCTTGGAGATTGAAAAGCAGACTGAGTTCAAGGATGGAGATATAGCTTTTGCCGACTATGGTAATAGACAAAATGTATTTGTAGTATCAGACAAAACTGATTTATCAGAAGGTTATAGCTCATTTATTTCTTTAGATTTAAGTAGTCTAACTTTGAGTATGGGCTGCAGAATCAGTTTCTTTAAGAAAGACCTTTGTAAACTTCGCCTTGCTACAGAAGAAGAGAAAAAACAGTTCTTCTCAGCTCTCGAAAAGGAAGGCAAACGATGGGATAGTGATAAGAAAGCTATTGTTGATTTGAAGCCAAAGGTTGAGCTAAAACCATTTGATAAGGTGCTTGTCAGAGACTTTGGAAGCCAAGCATGGCAAGTAAGCTTGTTTGGCTATAAAGATAGCGATTTTTATTATTGTTGTAATGGTTGTGGTTGGAATCAATGTATTCCTTACAACGAAGAGACAGCACATCTACTAGGAACGACTGGTGAGTGGAAAGGAGGTGAGGGATGAAAGGATTATGTAGTTACTGCTCCAGATATTTTTTTTGTAGCAAAAGACCCAATCAAAATGAGGAGGATGTAATACTTTGTTCAAGCTTTACCCAGAATAATGATAACGAAGAAAACATTTGGGAGCAGAGAAGATATGAGATAGCAAAAGATGTTGCAGCAGGTCTTGTACAACGTCCTAACTCTACGTATGACAGTGTTGTTAATTCTGCCTTCAAAATCGCAGATAAATTAATAGAACGTTTAAAGGAGAAGTAAGTTATGATAGACGATAAGAAAATAGAAGCTGCCAAAGAAGAAATCTATGAAGATAGATTTCTGTTAAATGGCGAAGAGATAGTCTTCAACAATGATGAAAAGGAAGAAATGTTCTATGAGGGGGACATCAAAGAAGCTATTGGACTAGGTGCTAAGTGGGCTATCAATGAGTTCTTGAACGATTTGAATGAATTGCTTCGTCCTGCTAGCGAAGTTCCTAGAAATGATAACGGAAAGATTCTAGCATTCTCAAAAGCGAATAGTAATATGAACGCTATGTTAAATGAAACTGTTTGCTACACATATCAAAAAATGTGGGAAATTAGAGTTAGAGCATATACTTTTACTGATTGGGCATTCGTGGAAGACTTACTTGATTTAATCAAGAAAGGAGGCAAACAATGATATATCGTGATATTGATAGGTGTTACCTTTATCAAATAGCACCAAAGTTTCCTGATAATTTTGTAGTCAATACAACTTCACCAAAGGAGTATGGTCAGAAACTTTTTAATAGAAAGCGAGGTAAAAAATGAAAGAAAATAAACACTCGTTAAAGATAAGTCGTAGTTGTGGTGATATTACCCTTGATGGTTATCCAATAGCTACATATTCAAATGATGAATTGAAGATTCTAAAGAACCTGTTGACAAAGGTTTTGGATGAAGTGAATGAATATATAAAAGACTAAGCGTATGAAAGAGTTTAAAGTTGGAGAAAGAGTAGTCTTGGAGATTACTGAAACCGAGGAAGAAACTTGCTATGGTTGTTTCTTTTTTGGCAATAGTGGTTGTGAAGTTTGGAGGAAATACCCATGCGATTCTAAACTACGTAAGGATAATAAGAATGTAATCTTTGAAGAAGTTAAGGAGTAAAGCGTATGAAACAGAAGTTGAAAATGATATGGCGAATCCTACGTGACAGACAGGTTGTAGTAATAACCGAAGACCACGGAAGAATGTACTATAATTGGGACACAAGGAGTCTTGAAGATGTTTGCCAAATGTGTCACAAAGTGCATGATATGGCTCTTATAATGAATAATAAAGAATGAAACATATGAATAAATTAAGATACATTCCAGGAGACTTGGTTTATCAAAAAGATGATGAAGGGCATTGGAATATTAGGTCTTTATCTGCACTTAATTTAGCTCTTATAAATTACAAAGATATTAAGCCAATTCCTCTTACTTCAGAAATTCTAGAAAAGAATGGTTGGAGAAAGACTAAAATATATTATAAACTTGATTTAAATAATCATCAAGAAGTATGGGCTTATGAAAATCATGACTATACTTACGATATTTTAGTAGGGTTTAAAAAAGATGATATTTTAAGTACTATTAAAGAAGGTTTAAAGTATGTGTCTGAATTACAAAACATTCTTTTTGGTCTAGACCTTAATCACGGAATGGAGGTGTAGGTATGGCTAAGTGTCCTTTTAATAAATATAAAGAGTGTCAAGAATCAGATTCGAGATATTGTTATTGTACTCTTCCATGTGATGTGTATAATAATTATAAGAATAAAAGTATAGAGATATGAAATTAGGAGAACTCAGAAAAATCATAGCAGATATAGACACAGTATATGATAATTGTGATGTAACTTGTTATGAGAGCAATGGTAATTTAGGATATGCAAGTATTGCAACTACTGCTTATCTTGGTAAGACGTATGTAAATCAAGGCTATCCTATACGTAGAACATTTCAAATTCAATTTGAATTACCAGATAAATGAAAAATAATTATTTAAAGTAACTAACCGCCTTCAGGCATAAATAATAGCAGTATGGATAAAAATGTTGTATTATCAAACGAAGAGTTAGAATTACTAATAACAGGCTTACATTGTGTAGATGAACGTAGTTATAATTTTTATACCACAACCTATACACCTTGGAGTGAGGCAAAAGAGTTAAAAGAGAAATTACGAATAAAACTCAAAAGAGTATTGTTGAATGTTTAATACCTTTTGAGTATAAATAAATATGTAGATATGACAAAAAGAATTGTTGGAAAGTTACATCCAGTACGGTACGTAGTTCAAGACAATATGCTATTCGGTTGTATTCCATTCATCTATGTGGCACGAAAGGTGTTTAATACTATAGACGAAGCAAGAGAATATGTTGGAGAGCCTTGTGACGAGTATTTGTTTTATTAACCACCTTCGGGCATAAATAGATAGAATATGACAGTAGAAGAATTGATTAATGAATTATCAAAAGTTGAGGATAAGACTATGGAAGTTTGCTTTCCTTATTCTCATGGAACACAAGAAAACGGAGATCCTTTAAGTATATCTGAAGTATCTGTGTACAATGATTGTGTTATGATTTATGATTAACCATCCTGCAAAGGATATAAATAGATAGTAATATGGAAATAATACCAGCTTGTATCAACTGTAAGCATATAAAACGACAATATGGCGTCTTATATTGTGATGTTGATAAGTCAAGAGTAGAAGAATCTGATTGTTGCGATGGTGATAATTGGAATTTTGAAAGTATATTTAAATAAACTAACCACCCTCTACTTGGCAACAGGGAGGGGGGGGGAAGAAGAGAAAATGGAAGTATGGATAAGAAAGAGAAATCAATCAATAGTCATATTGGTAAGGCTATAGGCTATTCAGATAAAGCTCATTACGAGTTGCAAACCGCTCTAAATATTGCTTTGGAAGGAAAAGGGCTTAGTGACGAGGAAAAGGAACTTCTAAGCGTTGACTTTGCAACAGGGCCAGAAGAAGCCGTAGAGCGTGTTGCTGATGGTAGTTGTAATGATGAACATACCAGTGCCTGGGATAGCTCAATTAGAGACTGCCGAATATCTGAGGTATATCGCATGACAGGTGAGCAGATACGTGAATATTTTAATTTGTAACTATGGATAAGAAGAAAGTTAAAGAGCTGATAGAAGAAGCAAAACATTTAGCAATTTTACGCAAATATGAAAATAGACAGACATATTTGAATAATTGCATTTGTTGTTTGAAAGAAGCTTTGGAAGAACTCTCCAAGTCAGACTGGGTATCTGTTGAGGATGGGTTGCCTCCTTACGATGAAAGCGTTTTGGTAACAAATAAAGAAACTCCTAAAATTGTATTGAAGACAAGTAGAACTAAATGCAAAGGTTGGAATACAGATGAAAATGGATTTCTTTGTGCTATTGCGTTCAATATCACTCATTGGAAACCTATTGAAAAATTGGAGGATTAGCCTATGATTATAGAAGATATAATCAACGAAAAGTGTGTAACCTTTATGACTGAAGAGCCTATGGATAATATCCAATCTGCTGAGTACTTCAAGGAAAATATCCTACCAAATGAAGTAGAGATTACACACGATGATGGTAACTATTTTGAGGTTTCTGTTAATTGTAAATCATATAGTTGTGACGTATATGGCAATGGTGATTTTTATCACTCTATTGCCGAGTTTAAATTATTGGAGGATTGATTATGACAAAATTTAAAGTAGTTAGATATTGGGATACATATCCCGATAGAGTTATTGCAACTTGCGATACAGAGGAAGAGGCAGAAAAGATATGTAATGAATATCGTAGAAACCGCAAGCCTATGTATGACTATTTAGTTAGAAAGGAAAATGAGTAATGACTAGAGAAGAGTTAAGAAATAATTATGGAAATGAAATCTGTGAGTTATGCCACCGAGAGTATTATACTAGCAGGGTACTCCCAGAATCACTTTGCGAAGGTCAATTTTGCGAAGAGGCAGAAGATAGTTTCGCAGAAGAACACAATATAGAGTTGGAGGACTAAATTATGGACAGAAATCAAGCTAAAGAATTTTATCCTATTCTGCAAGCATTTGCAGAAGGAATGGTAATTGAGTGTAGAACCAAACCAAGTGCCATAGAAGATGAGAACGTTCCGAATGAATGGGCAGAAATAAAGGTTATAGAGTTTAATGGCAATAAAGAGTATCGCATTAAGCCAAATCTAGAACCTGAGTCTGAGTACCGTCCTTTCAAGGATGCTATAGAGTGCTGGACTGAAATGCGTAAGCATAAGCCGTTTTCAATCTTGAAGGATAAAAAAGATGGACATCGGATTCAAATCTCTTCTATCTCTGATGGAATTAATTCAATTAGTTCAAGTCCAGATTCAAATTTTTGTTGTGATTTTAAATACAGAATGGAGTCATGTACATTTGATGATGGTGCTCCGTTTGGCGTAAAAGTGGAGGAATAGTTATGGTTGGAGATTGTCAACTTTGCAAATTAAGTGATATTTGCAAGTATATATACGCAGAGTGTTGTCCTTATATGAAAACGGAGGAATAGTTATGGGAGTATCAAGGAGAGCCTATCAAGAATTGATAGACGGAGATATAGAATGGCTTCTTAGACAGCCTAGAGACCTCGAAAGAGACCATATAGAGGCAGTGCTAAGAAAGAGTGTTGAACTTTTATATGGGAAGGAAGAATAGAATATGAGTGATAATGTTAAATATTTATGGCTTGCTTGTGATAAAGATGGCGAGCTAGTGTTGTTCAAAGAAAAACCGTTCCGTGATGATTGGTATGGCTTTTGGAGTAAGTGGGAAAGTGGTATTAAGTATAATTGTAATGATGAGATAACAGTTAGAGACCATAGGAACAACAGATTTACTATTCCAAGAAACAATATAGATTTGTCATGGGAGGATGAGCCAATTAAAGTAAAACTAGTTTTTGAAAAGATAGGTGAGTAATGTGTAGAACTTAAAAAACAGCGTATGAAGAAACAAATAATCTTAGACGAGCAAGATATTAAAGAGTTCCACGAGGATGCTGAGCATCTACGTTGGCTGTATAATAGAATGGTGAGTGAGCATGGTGAAAGCGTAAACTTTGATTACATGCACCGCTTTGCCAAGATATTCAATAAATTAAAGCAATTATAGCATATGAGAATAGAAAATATAAAGTTTAAGGCTAAACGTCTTGATAACGGGGAATGGGTAGAGGGTTCACTTACATACTCTCAGGGAATAGCGTATATTCATCGTAAAGAAAGTGATAAAGATGATAGATGTTATTTAACTCCTTACGAAGTAATTCCAGAAACAGTCTGTCAGTTCACAGGAATGATGGACGAAGACTGCAATGAAATTTGGGAAGGCGATATAGTGCATGATAGCTATGACTTATTATGTATAGACAATCTCTATGAGGTAGTTTATATTGAAGAAGAAGGAACATTTGCCTTCAAGAGTTTAGATAAAGTTGACAATTACGAGCCATTTGTTAATTTATTTGAAGTTTATGTTGTTGGCAATAAATTCGATAAGAAGTAAGATAAAGCTATGGTAGATGTAAGTAATCAGCACTGGAACGAAGATGGAAGCATTACTATTATGTTGAATAGTATAGAAGAAGTCGAAGAGTTCGTTGAGTGTATGAATATATGGAATAATAGAATGTATGAAGAATAAGATTTTAAACTTAATCAAGTCAGCCGTTTGGTTTGTCTTGTGTTTGTTTGTAGGAGCATTGATTTTTGAGGGCATTCGCTCTTTGGCTAATAGTAATGAACCTGCAAAGAAGATTGGTACATCAGTATTCACCGAGGAAGGACACGATTATCTAGTTGTGGACACGAAACATGGTGTTTGCGTTGTTCACGCAGAAAGTTGCCCTTGTCGTAAAAAGAAGTAGCTTATGAAAAAGAATATGTTTGAAGATATTGTTGCCGAAGGCAATATAGTTGTGATAGATAATTATTGGATTGTGTTATGTAAGCGTTGGAGACCAGAGTGTCACAATCTCTTCTGTTATCTTTATCTTCACAAGGAAGCTAAGAATTTAATGGTAGGCTCTCATTTTACAATGACCGAGGATAAAAAGAAATCTACTCGGTTGGCTACCAACGAGGAACGTCTTATGCTTTTTGAGGAAATGTTTAAGTATGGAATTGCTTTCGATAAGCACGTCCATCATTTGGTTGGAATGTTGGTTGGTGTATGAAGATTAGGTTGGCAAAGAAGATAATGAAGCAAGCTCGTCATCTAAGTACGGCAAGTGATTATTGGTACAGAAGATTAAGAGATTTTGAGTACAAAATATGCTATGGTTTTGTTGGTAAAAAAGACCATAGAATCACCAAGGCGATAAGTTTAACAAGTAAAAAGAAATGAGATATGAATGAGTTTACAAAGGTCTTTGCAAAGACAATAGAAGATGAAGCTATCAAGCAGATAGAAGTTCTATCCAATAGCGATGCTTACTCTGGTTGTGAAATAAGAATAATGCCAGATTGCCATGCAGGTAAAGGATGCACTATTGGCACGGTAATAGAGCTTGATAACAGAGTAGTTCCTAACACTGTTGGAGTAGATATAGGCTGCGGCATGAAAGTCGTAAGACTTGGTAAAGTTGATATTGACTTGCAGAAATTTGATGAAGCAGTCAATAAGTTGATTCCGTCTGGTTTTAATGTCAACGAGGGAGAAGTATCAGCCTACATAAACGGATTGGTTGATGGTTGTATGTTTGGCAAATTCCGTGCTTGGGATTGTCTTGACAGCATGGAAATAGTATATCGTTCTGTTGGAAGTCTTGGCGGTGGCAATCACTTTATTGAGTTAGATGCAAATGAAGAAGGAGAGAAGTTTCTTGTGATACATACAGGAAGTAGAAACCTTGGTGTTAGGGTATGCAACTATTACCAAAACCTTGCTTACCAGTATTGCCACAAGAAGGCTGCCGATAAGTCGGAGGTTATTGCCAAGCTAAAAAGCGAAGGCAGAGAAAATGAGATACAGAGTGTTATCAAGTCATTAGGTACTAAAAATATAAGCAAGGAACTTTCTTACTTGGAAGGTGATTTGCTCAATGACTACCTCAATGATATGCGCATAGTTCAAAAATATGCTGAACAAAACAGAATGATTATCGCCAACAGACTTGTAAATGCTTTAGGTGTGGATATTGACCCAAATTCAGACAAGCATTCTTTTACAACCATTCACAACTATATAGATACAGACAAGGGTATATTGCGAAAGGGAGCTATCAGTGCAAAAAAGGATGAGGTAGTCATTATCCCAATGAATATGCGTGATGGTTCTCTTATCTGCAAGGGAAAAGGTAACAAAGATTGGCTATGCTCTGCCCCTCATGGCGCAGGTAGATTAATGTCTCGTACACAGGCAAAGAAAGAGTTATCTATGGATTCTTACAAGAATGAAATGAAAGGTATTTATTCCACATCAGTTTGTGAAGAAACCATTGATGAAGCACCTATGGCATACAAGCCAACCGAAGAGATTGTTGAGTTAATCAAACATACGGTTGATGTCATTGATGTTATTAAACCAATTTACAACTTTAAAGCAAAATTATAATGAGCAAGGAAATATTTGACTTCTCGGAGGCTCTGAGAAGAATGAAGGAGGGAAAGAAAGTGAGAAGAAACGGCTGTTATTTTAGTTTGTCTATAAACAAGTATAAAGAAATATCCATCTTGTACCAACAAAGTTCCATAGAATCATTCACCCATGTTGTACCACATTATTGGCATTTCTTCTCCTTGGATGATATTCTTGCAACAGACTGGGAGGAGGTGGAAGAATGAGTGAAGATGATATAGTACGCAAAATTATGCAAGTCATATACGACTTTAACGACACGGACGAGTTCTGTCAGTGCCCACGTCTCTCTTCGCAACGTGAAGCAAAGATGATAGAGTATTTAGATAGAGTTTATGCCCTCAGACCTGTATATACAGGGAATGGTTACATATTTTTAAGAAAAAAAGATGAAGAATGAAAAAGAAGTATAGTTTCGCAAACGCCAAGCCTGTTCCTTTCGGAAAGATAGACTATTGGTTTCGTGTTGGTCAGTGTGGATGCCATAAGACGGACTACAAGCCGAACCTAATGGACAAGCGAAAGTTTATGGCTGAGTTAAGAAGAGACAGTAACATAATGATAAAACATTCTGAGTATGGAAAAGAAAGTATTGACCCTATCCGTCAGCAAGCAGTGGTTCGATATGATTGCTGACGAAAGAAAGGATGAAGAGTATCGGGAGATAAAGCCGTATTGGGCATCCCGACTTGTAAACCAGCAAGCCGAAGGCGGCGAAGTGCTTTTTGATGAGTACGGCGGTTATTGTTGTGTGACAGGTGAACCGGAATACAAGCCATACACCCACGTTCTCTTCATAAACGGCTACCGCAAGGATAGTCTACGAATTGAGAAGAAGATTGAGAGTATCACCATCGGCAAGCCTAAAAAAGGTCTTTGTCCCGATAAGTGGCTTTATACTGAGTTTTTTATCATCAAATTTAAGTGATATGAAAGTAAAGAATTTACCAAAGAAGATTTACCTCAACATCTGTAGCAATGAAGATGAGGTAGATTACAATGAGCTGAACGGGGTAACGTTCAGTACAGAAAAGATTGGTGTTACCGATTGTGATACAGAAAACGTTCCTTACGTGAATGCTGCATCATTATGGCACGACCTAAAAGAAGATAAGCCACCTTTAAGAAAGTGGGTAATGTTCCGATATAGTGGAGGTGGCGTAAATCCTACGGCTCTTCATTATGGAGCAATGAGTGACGATATATGGGTTGTCACAAGAGGAGACGGAACACAGCGTATAGAAGTTCTGTACGAGTGCTACGATAAGATAGAGTGGTTTGACTTTGATGAACTAAAATAGCGATAGCGTATGACAAATAAAGATTTTTTTAATGCGTATCGTGGAGAGCCTGTTCTTTATAAAGGTAATGATATTGGTGCATACGTTGCAGGGTATGTAGAAGAAAAGTATATTATCCTTGGGTTCTACGATGACAAAGGATGTATTCTTGCTTTTAATACAGGTGTGAATGTAGATGAGGTGTATGAATCATACCGATTCGCAAAGTTGAAGTATTTAAAAATAATAAAGAGTTAAGTGTATGGAAAAAGATAACTATTTTTTTAAGCTTTTATTTATTCTTTTTATATTAGGAATTTTTGCTTATATGGGTATTAATGATAGGTCTCATAAAGGTAAAACTTTTTGGTATGAAGTAATAGATAAACGAGAGTCTGTAGGAAGTCACTTCTCAATTATTAACAGGGGAGTGAGGACAGATTATAATATAATATTCAAACGAATTGATAACGGAAAGCTGTTCCCATGTAAAGATGTGGAGTATGGAGACTATATTCAATATCAGTTAAACTACAAATACTCCATAACAGAGGAAGATATGCAAAGGCTTTCAGGTATTTATAATAGGGATTTCTATAAGTAATAAAAAAGAGAATATGAAGAAATATAAATATACGAACAAAGAGGAAAGACCAATACCCAAATATAAGAATGGTGATATTGCTTGGTATATTGATGGATGGTTTGATGCCCCACAACGCTGTATAGTAAAGGGATGCTGCAACGTATCTTGGTTTGAGGGGAACGAATTTAATTCATCGGGTTGGTGGATAGATTATAGATACAAACCCGACCATTGTAAACGAACCGTACAGCATACAATTAGAGAAGAAGAGCTTTTTGATACCGAGCAAGAGGCTTTAATTGCATTGTTCGAGAAGTTTAAAGATAAAGTAAAACGTAAAGTAGAATTCTTTAATAAAGAGTCAAAAAAGCTTGGTATTAAACAAGAGTTGCGATTGCTTTAAAAAGGGTAGGGGAAGTTATTCTTCCCCTATCTCTTTTAAACCTAAATCTATTAAGAGCTTATCCAATATCTCATTCACGTCATTACGGAAACTTCGGTAAGTAACATAATAGAAACTGATGTTTTTGTAATCATGGCTTACATTAGAACATGTACACCCCAAAACCTTAGCGATTTTTTCTCTTAACCCTCTTCTCATCTTAGAACCGCCAAGGGCACTAGGAGAATAAAGATAAAGAATAACAAAGATAAATTGCTTGCGTACCATTGTGGAATTTCGTCCGGCATGATAGCTCATAAACTTATCGTAAATATTGCCTACTTGCGATAAATCTTGCATCAATGGAATGGAAAGACTTATTTCTTCCTTGGATAAGATGGCCTTTGTTTCTCTAATCCATTTTATGCGTTCCATGATTTTCTTTAGATTCATTTCAATGTCTGGTTCTTTCATTCTTTTCTATTTTTAATCCAACATTTCATAGACGAAGTTAACCTCGTCTGCATCTATTTGTTTCCTAAACTTTTCTATGTTAGAAACTATCAACGAGCAGTGCTCGTACGAACTCTGCCCATTGATAACTTTTTCTATTCTTGTTATTCGGTATCTCATTTTATTTCGATAAGCGTTAAAATACAATACCCCAATAAATCTTTATAGCTGTCTAGGACAGGCTCTTCTTTAGCATCCTCGTTCAAAGTCAGCAAAGAGCAAATACGATTAATCTTCTCTTGCAAATGACCGAAGGCATACGGATAACCATCTTTAGCAAAACATTCCGAAAATGCGTTTCCATACCGCTTATTTTTGGTTTTGAACAATTCGATTTGCGATTCGATGATGTCGTTATAATCTGAAACAATATACCAAGAGAGCGTAAGCAAGGCTTCCATCGCCATTACGCTGATATGGCTTCGTAAGGTTTCTTTGTCTTTAGAAGATGCTCGTATCTCATACATAAGACGAAGGAAATTGGCTGCGCTTGAAAATAATCCGAGCTTTCCGAAGTCCTCCCTTAGAGATGATACGAAAGCGGCATTATCCTTGCATTCAATCATGTCTGCCAAACGTCTTATCACAAAGATATACTTGTTAGCATATTCGCAACACCCATTGTTATTTTGTTCCACCATGTCCGTATCCTCCTCCACGATTATTTTCCATATTCAACTCTCCAAGTATGCAATCTGGATTTTCTACCTTGCGGAATGCGCCCTGGCAAACACGAGTGCCTTTCTTGACTACGAAAACATAATATTCGTAATCTGAATCTAGTTTGAATTTGCTATCCTTTGTCGGCATATAACGGTCGGAATTAACTCTATAAAGCGCACCAATATCGTTTCTATAGTCTTCATCGACCAAACCTAGACAAATATCAATGTCCGCTCTAACATTAGTCATGTAACCAACTTGTGTTTCGTTCTTGCCAATAAAGGCCACATCAACTTCCATACCTTTGTCAGTAAAGCCAGAACGTGAACGAATATCCAAGCCAACACCTTTAGGAAGTTCAATTCCTAAATGTAGGTTGATGTGACCTCTACCCATTTTCACCCAAGGCATATTCAACACTACATCTTGTGGGCAGTAAAAATCAACTGCCGCTGCATTACCTTCCTTATAAGGAACGCTACCACCTCGCAAGTCAAGTACATAAGCCTTGCCTTGTGCAACTAACTTTTTTATTAACTCCTTATCCATTGTATATAAAGCCTAAATCATTTAAAGTTCTACAATTCTTAACCAGTCCTTTTGCCCATAAATTGCGCAACTCAGGTAACGGGTCTTTTCCGTACCTATTCTTTATGGTTGCTAAGGTCAAGATTTCCGGTTTAATATGTTTATCTCTTTTCTGCTGCCTTAGCTCCTTCAGAATATTCACTAAATCTTCCATTGACGAAATTCTCCATTGTTATATTGTCAACACCAAATTTATCAGCCAGATTATCGTTCCCAATAATCAGCCAATTAGATTTGTCTTTGAGAAACTCAATACTCTCGGTGCTTTTTGCAGCATCAACAAAAGTATCATCAATATTATCAGTAGAGCAATATGGAACTACCGCATTAACTGTATACATAGCAATTTCGTATGAAATAACCGATACCATTTTCTTGAATGTTATATCGCTTGAATACATTACTTGGTTCTTGTCATATCCTAAGATGTTGACACGGACTATATTATTATCTGCTTGCAACGCTCTAAAGAAATCGTGCTTTAGCTGAAAATCCGTAATATCTACAGGATGCTCGTTACCCGATGGAATACTTATAATATCCAACAGGCTTACAAAAATAACTTTTTTATTCATTGTCTTCATCTGTTAATAATTTATCTATTGTTTTTTCTAATTCGTCTAATCTTAGTGTATAATCCTCTTCGTAAACGCATGTCAATGTAGAAATAAAGAACTTATCATTATCTGTTCTCAATTCAATCTCCATGTATTCCTCGTAATAGCTATCATATTTAATTGCTATCGAAAAGGAGTTCATGTAAGCTGGATTAAACCTCCTCTGCAAAGCTTGTGCTCTCGTAAACGCATCATTGAATTCGTTTGTCATGGTTCAATCTTTTGTGTAAGCATTTCTCTGTTCTTTGCCATTGCATCATGGAAGCCTAAATCGTATCTGTCGGTCTGCTCCAGCTCATAGTTCCGCTTTATAAGTTCACTTGTCTGATACGAACTCTTTGCAAGTTGAATCTTAAAATAGACAAACTCAACAAACATAGCCATAAAGCAAAGAACAAAACCGATAATTACCGCTGCCTTTGTGTACTCCTTGCAGAACCTTACAATACACTTAGCAACCCAGCAAGTTGTACTAACTATGCCTACAAGTACAAGGTAAGGAATTCGTAAAAGAACCTTGCATAACATACTCATAGTACTCTTCGTATAAGATGCGAAATCCGTACTCGTAAAAACTAACTTTAACTTCTTCATATTTTAGCCTATTTAATGTTTATCAAAAGTCTTTTGTTAACGAACCACAACAAATCAATACCATTCATCATGCAATATCCGCAAAGCATGCCAATCAAGATTATTATCTTCTTGAACACTCGGTAATGTGTCATTTCAATCTTCAGCATAGACATCATCAAGTCTTCAAAGGAACGGTCTCTCATTGAATCTGGGTCTAGCCTCAACGATTTGACATTCATCTTGTACTTATTGGCCATTGAGAATAATATAATAGCAAACTCTGCTAATTTGTCCTCTAGAGTTCCGGCAACGAGTTTAGAATATATTTCTATCGTACCACGTCCATTAACATTTTCATATTCCCAACGTTTGGCGTTGAAACGACCTTCGTATTTGCGCATTTCTACAATAGCGTCAATTACGTTGAATGTTTCTGCTCTTTGGGTCTGGCTAGCAACATCAAAGTTGCAAGCCTCTATAATCTGTTCTATTTCTGCTATCTCCATTTTATACTATTGAATCTAAGTCAAAATCATTAGAAGGAATGAAAGCCACATGGTCTTTCTCCCTTGTCATCGTTTTCTCTCCTGTTCGCACGCAATTAATTTGCTTGGGATTTTTATGTCGTACCACAAATGTTCCAAAGCTGCGTATCATAACACGGTCTCTGTTGCGCAACGATTGCTTTGTGAGGTCTATGAAATAATTCACAATGGCTTGAACATCATCCTTGCGGAACTTTTTGCCATTTACATCTCTAAGGTTCTTAATGATTGCCTTGACAATTTCTTCTTTCTTCATATTCTCTAAGTTTTTTATTCCCTAAACTTCTAATCAAGTCGTATGGGTCTATACCATATTTCTTAACGAAACATTTTCTTAGCTTGCATATAGCCTTAAAATCTGCATTTGTTGTATTCTTGACTATCATATAAGCTGAGTCTAATCTAACATCAGCTTTAGGAGCTTTTACCCGAAAAATCTTGTTGCCTTTCTCGTCTTCGATAAGTTCTATATTAACTTCCTCGCCCTTAGCTTTTTTTCTTGCCGCCCATTCTTCATAAGTGATGGCATTTTGCTTGATAGCCTCATCTTCTTTAGCCTCTTTCTCTTTCTGTATATTTGCCTCTACTGCTTTTATGGCATCTATACGATGGGAACAGAAAGTATTCAAGCTCTTTGTTATAACTTGCGGATTTGGCTTCTTGTAGAATTTCTCAAACTTTCCGGCAATAAACATCTTGAAGAAAGTAATCAGCTCGTTCAGATTAAGGAAATAATACTCATCCTTTATAGCATTTGCAGTCATTATCTTGATATTGTCAGTAGCCTCATTATTTACAAAGCCACAAATACCATAGACATCAGAAACCCATGCTACAAGCCATGTTATTGCACTTCCTTCTCCATAACACAAGTCAAGATAGGTAAGTGTTGGTGCGTTGCTTTTAAAAGCTTTCCCGATTGGCATCTTACTACCTACTTGGCTTGATGGAGAGAAAGACATTAGAACGTTATCGAATGTTCCGTACTCATTGAATATTCGTTGCTTTTCTCTGTTGATTGAGGCGCTGCACGAGGTCGGCTGATTCTTGGTAATAGCCTTGCTCTGCGTCTTTATTAGTCCCTTGCTTTCTATCATCATAATTTCCTTCCAATACTTTAACAAAATTATTTGGTCTCATAATCCAATCAAAACTCGCCATCCATCCATTACTACCATTAAGGAATGAAGATGCTGCCGCCTTGTCAATCATCAACTTCATCTGCTCACTCCCATATTCTTTAAGCCGTGAATTAATCATTGACTTTCTCTTCGAAGTCAGGGCATGAACAAGAGGCATTCCTCTTCCAACGATAACCTTATTGAAATATTCGCAAACCTTCTTTGCTTTATCATCCACTTGTTGTACACTAGGGACGTTGTTCAATGCTATTCGTTCAGGTTCGTTCTTGTGTGGTTTAGATTCTTCACCTTCAGCAAATTCTATGTTGTCTTCATGCTTCCAAATAAAGACTTTTCCGCTACCGATAGATAACATTTGTTTCTCAAATAGCCCCTCAATAGCTTTTTTTACCTTTGCCACCGACATACCTATCTTATTCGATAATTCCTTGTTGCTCCCATATACATATCCGTCTTTGTCAGCATTAAATGACAGACGTACGAAAGCGACCAATTCATCTGCATCCAAGCTACACGCTTTTTCGTCTAATTTTACTATCATATCTTAAAAGAATGTATTTGTTAATTGTTTATTTCCACTCATTATTACCCACTTTCCTTTGCCGTTTAGGTCTAGCAATTTCAAGTCTTCAACTTTCCCGAACCTCTCATAAGTACCGCAGAGGTCAACAAACCAAGGTTGTTTCCCTTTTGATAGTCTAAGAAGTCTTCCTACGACTTGATAGTATTGCGCTAATGAACGTGTTGGTTTTGCATACACGACCGTATCTAACTCCGGATAGTCAAAACCTACGACCAATATTTGACTATTTACCAATACCTTAGTCTGACCATTACGGAAACGCTCGATGATTGCTTCACGTTCTTTCGGTGGTGTCTCGCCACAGACCATTTCGCAGTTAGGTATGGAATATGTCAGTTTCTGAGCCTCCTTAACGAACTTCGTAAAAACCAAGATGCCTTTACGCTGTCCACCTCGTTTAGGATTAAGCAATCTTTTAACAACACTAACTAGCCATCCGTACAAATCTACACGTTCATATTCTTGCTTGACACTTTGGTCAGTGTAATCACGGCAAGTTGAATTGAGCTGCAAGTTTCCTTCGTTCCATTGTGGTGGTGGGCATGTGTAATAGTTCGGAAGACAGATATATCCGTTTTTTGCCATATCCTCAACTTGAACATAGTAGATAAGCTCCTTGAAAATCTTGTCTCTACTTCTTGTCAGAAACTTCAGTATGCTACCATAGTTCTGATAGGAATACAGACGGAAAGGTGTTGCGGTTAAACCTATGACCTTGCTCTTTAATTTATCAAGAAACTCCTTATACATGCCGGATTCAGGTTTCACTAAATGAACCTCATCAATCAATATGTACTTGAAGTCAGTAAACAATTCGGGATGTCCTTTCACGCTACCAATTGTAGCAAAAGTAACATCGCTGATTTCTTTTGATTTAAAGCTAGCGGAATAGATGCTGGCATTATCAAATCCATAAGAACAATACTTCTTGTAGTTTTGTTCCAAAATTTCCTTAGTAGGAGAAAACACAAGCACTTTATCTTTGAGCCTAGCAGCTATATCTGCCAAAATCAATGATTTGCCCGATGCAGTAGGGAGCACTTCCAGAGCGTTCCAGTTTTTCTTCTTATCCAAGAAAAACTCAACCGCCTTCTTGCTTGCCTCTTCTTGATATGGTCTTAATTTAAACTTCATTTCACAAATAATATGAAATCACTTTTGTTACTATATAGGAATGCACAAGTCTTATGCATAACAAAAGCCAATAGAAAAATGACCTTACAGTTTTTATGGTGTGTCTCACCAAGACGATTGCAAAGGTACGAAGAATAATTTAATAATGCAAATAAATTAGTGTCTATTGTTGAAGCTGTAACATTATTTAAACCTTATTGATTATCTTTTTCTTCATTCATTTTCAGAATTAGAGCCGCATAGTATTTATAGAGTTCCTGTAATTCAAAGACCGACCAATTCTTTGCTTGATGCTTCATTACTTCCAGTAAATCGACTTGTTGTTCTCCGAGCCGCTTTACTTCTTCCATATCTAAAGGAACGTGAGGATGCTTTTGCAAATAAGCCAATCTTCCAAGCTTCATTACTAAATTCTTTCTATAACCGATAAGATGGTCAGAAGAGAATCTGTTGCATCGTTTGCATTCCGCATTCTGATTACGTGTATCAAAGCGCAAACTCATATGAGTTCGTCCGCAATAATGCCCATTGTCGGCTTGGTCGATTGGCAATATTCGTCCACAACTGATACATCTGAAGTACTTATAGTGAAACTCTCTAGAGTCTCTCATGCGGATATAAACCGACATAAGCCTATCTAGTTTGTCAACCCACTTTTGCTTCTCGCTCCTTTGGTGTTTAGGCTTCTTTCCTCCTTTGTTAAATCTATCATAATATCCCATAATCTTTATCCTTTATCAAACCAAAAGTCATAGTTGCTGCTGTGGGGGTCGAACCCACAACCTTTTTCCGATTTGGGCGGACGTTCTACCATTGAACTAAGCAGCACCACCCCATAGGGGGATTTCAAACTAATTAAATAATAAGAAAAATGAAAAGCCTTACTCCTTTGGTTTACCCATATGCAAGAAAACATCCATGATTGATGTTTCCTTAAGGCTTGTAATATTGTAATCAATCATAGTCTTACCCATAATCTCATCTACATTCTTACGAGCCTTCTCAATGGTATCACCCTGCACAAGATAACGAACCTTGGTCTTCCTCTCCTTGCCAGATTTTTCGTCAATAGTAATCATGTTAATACTGCAATCGTAGTATTTATCCTCACTATCTACCTCTGAAAGGAACAACTCAGAGAAACCAGCTTTCTTCATAGTGACAATCTCCATATCACCATTTGTGTATACCGCCATTTCTTCTGTAGTCTTAGCCTCGCATTCTGACCATGACAAGGCATCTACAACATATTGCTCTGTAGTTTTAGCGTTCGTTCCGTCTTCTAGAGTTTTCTCATAACGAACACCTACGATAAAATACTTTCCTGTTAATGATTTCATATTCTTTCTTTTTATGTTAGAGAATGTGGTATCGGTGAGGCTTGAACTCACGACCTAATGTTTAGGAAACATTTGCTCTATCCAACTGAGCTACGACACCAAGCATCCTATAAAAACTCTTTATTTAATTCTGCTTGCCTCTCCACCTGCGTCTGCCATACCATATAAGCATGGTCTTGTGGAGTAGGTATGTATAATCCTCTTTCCATAGAGCAATGATGAAGCCATCGGTCTATACATAAAGACATTTCTTCTTTGTCAAGGTCTGGTATGTGCCTCCAATATTGGAAGGCCTTGCCTTGTTTATTCTCACGCTCCCTAAGAAAAACATCCTTATTTACACGTTTGAACTCTTGTTCGATATAGTCCTTAGTATATCCTTCTTCGATAGCTACGTAAGTGATTGTTACCCACAGATAAGCATTCTGCTGGATTGTCCTAGATTGTTGCCTCTCTTTAAGGTCAACAACAAAGAACTTCTCATTATAATAATCACCTTGTAGTTTCTTGGCTTTGGTTATCATAGCCCTGGTTCGTTCCTCGAACTTTTCAAGCTCGACCGGATTCAACATATTATATACCATCTTTCTTTAATGAAAGGTGGAGAAAATTAATTCTCCACCATAATAAGTTTAAAATGGCGCATCAGATGTGTTAGTGCCACTCGGCTGTGCTGGTGGAATTGGTGCTGAACCTGCAGCTGGAGCTTGTGGTGGAAAAGGATTATTAGCAGCAGCTTGCATGCCACCTTGTGGCGCATTGTTCTGTGCTTCAATCTTTTGCATCTTGTAGCCACGAACAGATGTAAACCAGTCTGTTGTGCCATCCTTCTTTGTTCCTTGATATGATTCAACGTCAAAGAATACTTCAGCAATATCCCCGACATTAAAACCATCCGGTACATGTGCATTCTTACCACTGAATTCAAAGATGATGCGCTTTTCGTAGCCACGTTCACCTGTCAAACTATCGAAACGTGTTGCATCAAGCATCAAACGTCTCTTTTCAAATGGTTCTTTACCTTGTCTCTGAATAGACTGAATGCCTTCGATAGCAACAATCTTACCTTTATAACTATTAGCCATAACTTAAAATATTTAATAAAACAATAAATTATCCAACTCTGTTCAAGGTCAAACTAGGCTTTACCTTAGTTACCTTTTTATACTTTTTCAATAGATGGTTGTAAGCTTCTTCGTCATCCGCATCAAAAGCCTTCGTATCTAACGTAACCCTCTCAGAAGCAGACTTCAAGGAATAAGTGTAAATTGAAGTTTTATAAGATGTGAGGTTGTCATTTGACATACCATCAAAGATAGCTGCCTTCAACTCCTTTTCCTGTTCTTGCAATTTAGCAATGCGCTCTTGAACGTCAATGAGTGCGATTTCGTTATCTATAATGTAATAAGGTGTTTTTGTATCATCATTATACAAACGACCTTCTTTCTCGCATCGGAACAATTCTTTAACATCACTCGCAGGTCTTGGCTTGCCTAATGGGATGAGTTTACAGATTGTTCCACGCTTCTCGTCATCACGCAACCACATACAACATATACGTGTAACCTTCAGATGAGGATTCAATGTTTCGAAACCGAACTTATACATCGAGTTCTGCCAACGCACATACTCCTTATTAACGGAATAAGTACCCTTAATATCCCAAATCTCAACCTCATCGTCCGGTGCATCATCCTTGTGCATCACCAAGTCGATTGCACTTGCATGGTCTTCTCCGATTCGAAGGACATATTCGCTACCTATAATCTCATATCCATTCTTCTTGATATAAGCGACAAAATCCTTGACACTCTCTGAGGCTGGCTCAATACCCAATGAAGCAAACAACTCTACCTGCTCATGGATAATAGTGCCTTTTTCGGCAGCTTTCTTCAATACCTCTTCGCTTACGTTAGAGTACATATTGGGAAATACATACTGATGAAGCATACCTGTAATGCCACTTAATTCACGACCATCATAAAAGTATTGATGTGTGGAGTCCTCATAAAGAACTCCACTGTTATTCAATTGTATCATACTAATCTTGATTTAAATTGAGTCAACTTAGCTAAGAACTCTGCATTCTTTTGATATTCGGGATAAGCATCATAAACTGCTTTTAAATCCTTCTTGCTCTGTGCGAGTTCCATCTTTCGTAATGCACATTTGCGTTTAAACTCTTCGGACTTCTGAAGGTCTGGGAATCCGTTCCAAACTCTATCTACGTCCTCCCAAATTTGAGCCTGTTGCAATTGTGGATAAGCATATTGTTTTTGCTCATTAAGATTTTCGTCTTTTTCTTCCTCGCTCTTTGGGGCTGGTTCAGAGTAACCATATACTTCTTTCTGCTCATTCATCCATTCAAGAACTTCTTGTTCTGTCATGCCGCAATACCAACGCACAATGTTATTCTCATCTTGAATAATAAGTTTGGCAATACATCTGTTTGTATAACCTACATATCCAACATGGAAAATTGTCTTCAACTTTCCGCTTTGAGAATATTCGGTGTTTCGGTTGAGGTTGATGAATATCTTCTTGGGAGCAGTATACAATTCTCGACCGATACCTAAACAAGAGCATGCACGCTTGAAAGAATCACTTGCTTGACCTTTAACGGCTTCAGTGTTACTTGGCGTACCAACATCTTGCTTATCTATCCAACCGATGCCTTCTTTATAAACGGAAACCGTACAAAAGAGGTTCTGACCGATAAGCTCATGTTTACGTTTCCAACCATAGATGCCGAACTTCTCATCTAATCGTCTCATATCACATCTTGCGTCCTTGTAAAGCAACAAGGAACACCAGTCCGGTGACTTCTGATTACCACCTTGACCGACACGGACTTCTATCTCATCCGCATCAAGGAGGCGAAACTCATAATCCTTAATTTCTACGCTCTGCCCTTCTACAGGCTTCGCTGCCTTATTCTCTGCCATAGTCGTATATTTTAAATAATCATTTTCTTTATCTGACAAGAAACGACAAGTTCATTGATTTCTTTGAGAGAATAATATCTAGGTGAGTTTTTACTATCACCTACATATTCTTTCATTAACCTATTCTTGACCCATTTGTCAATCATCTGCTTTTCAAATCCTTTTGATGCAAGATAGCATTCGGCATCTTTTCTGCGTATCCTGTCGGAACGCAACCCCATTTCAAATTGGGCATCCATCCGTCCCGCTTGAAATGCGACTGATACTAATTGCTTAATCTCGCTTAATGACATATTCTTTCTACAGTTTTTATGGTGTGTCTCACCTTTTTATGTAATATTACAAAAAATATATTAAATTTCTTGCAAGTTACGATATTGTTATGTATATTTGCAACATCTTTAATGTTTTCGAGTGCAAAGATAAGAAATGTTTTGCAAGTATGCAAATTAATTAGTGTTTTTAAATACTATATTAACTTTTATTGTCTTGAAACTCTAAATATTTACATAAATTAAGTTACACATGCGCTTACTGCGTATTAAATTTTAGGTTATGAATAGTGCATACGAAAGACTGAAGGCTGTAATCACTGCTTTGGGTTACACTTCAAACGAAAAATTCGAAGACACCGTAGGCTTGGGGCATGGGTTCGTAAGCCGCATCACTAATCGTGTGTCATCAAAAAGCTTGCAAGCCATAACAAGTAAATTTCCACAGGTGAATCCAAGCTTTATCAGAACCGGAATGGGAGAAATGTTTATTTCTTCTCCTGTCAAGTTTAATGAGAACGGAAACGCAAAAACAAGACTGCGTGAGTACCTTAAATATAAAGGAATTACCAAGCGTGAATTTTGCGATAAAGCTGATGTGGCATCAAACTTTCCTATAATTGGAAAAAATGGCGTATTCACAGCAAGAGTGTCTTATAGGGTAAATTCTAAATTCCCAGACCTTAATATGGATTGGCTAGCCAATGGAGCTGGTGAAATGTTGCAACCCGAGTCAAATATTGAAAGATTCAACAACTACAAAAGCAGGATTGCACCATTCTGTACAGAGATGGGAATCAGTACTACATTCTTTTTGCGGAAGTGTAAGAGCTATACCAGTTCGATTAGCAGATTGCCGGATATACCTAGTGATACTTTCTTGAAGAATATCTCTTTGGCTTACCCTCAACTAAATCTGAATTGGCTTAAGACCGGAGAAGGAAAGATGTTCAACGATGACCTCAAGTCGAATATCAATTCAAGCGTCAGCTTTGTTCCTCTTGTTCCTAAGATGGCTTATAAGAGTTATCTCAGTGGATATGCGGATGATGTATATATATCATCGCTCCCAACAATCCCTATTGTAAAGGAAGATAAAGAAAAGTACGTAGCATTCGAGGTAAGCGGTGATTCTATGGATGATGGCTCGTCTAGAGCTTATCAGAATGGAGACATCGTTATATGTAAAGTCTGCCCTGACTACATGGTAAAAAGCAATGGACTTCATATAGACGGAAAGGAATATATCATAGTTCATAAAGAAGGTATTCTGTTGAAGCGTATCATTGACTTGGATATGAATAATGGAAAGCTTATATTGCGTTCCTTTAATCCTACCTATCGTGATTTAGAGTTGGATTTAGCAGATGTGAAGCAGCTCTTAGTTGTGGAATATCAGCAGAAAAGGAAATGATAATGTAAAGTATATTTGTATGTTCTGTGGAGTAGGCTTGCATAAAATGTCGCAAAATTGCCGCAAAATGATTATTCGCCTATAGCGTAAGTTGCTATTGTTTAGACATTTTATTGGTGTTCCGTATAACAGCCTTCTAAGCTGTGGGTCTTGGGTTCGAACCCCAACGGAATCACTATAATAGGCAAAATGAAACTTATTTGTACAAAAATAGCGTGAGAGAACAATGGCAGTAAGTTACTTATTCATAGGTACTTATCTCTGTTGTTCTTTTTTGTTTTTAAATATATTTTATCACTTATTCCTCTTTTTATGTACTCTTTTTGTAAATAGCTGTTAGTCAATATGTTATGAATTTGATGTATTGAGAAATCATCCATATGTGTTACAAATGTGTTATCAAAAAGCGCTAATGTGTTACAAGAATAGAGTAGTTGAAATCCTTAATGACCGGAAATGACCGTGACCTTAATGACCGGAAAACGGCCCTAAACATTTATTTGTTTTTCTGATGAAATTCCTTCCTTGTCTTAGCCATTGCTCCTGTAGCCCTATCGTGGGTCTCTATCAGCAGTGGACTCTTGTGATATTGTACAATCTTGACTCCGACTGAGTTGTGCCTTTTCTTTTCCTCGATGCATTGAATGATCAAGTCTGGATTGGCTGATTTAGCCGTTGGAGTCTTGTCAAAGTTCTGAATATAGGCAGCGTTGGTCAGGAAGAGAATGTCGGAACCTTCCGGTATTTCCTGCATTACCTTCACCATGAGGGTTAGCATCATGCGGAACTCAGTGGTGTGTAGGTCGCTGATTACATCACGGCTGATGATGTTGCCGTTATGCTCAATCACAACGGCAGCACCACCAGCTCGCTCTTTATGGCCATAATCACATGAGCCACCTATCCAAACGTAATATGTAGATGTATCTTGTGTCAT